AGCAGTGGTATCAACGCAGAGTACACCGGCTCCTGAAAGCGGAAACACATGGTCGCCTTATTCTATTATCACAGGAGGAGCGGGAGCTATCCAAAGCGTTGAAGTGACTCCGGGAGTTCATCGTCTTTTAGTTGGACCTACCGGTACAGGAAGTATCACACAGAGAGATTTAACGGTATATTCCGATAGTGGCACATCATACCCTGCATATGCTACTATTGGTTCAGTGGTATTGGCCCAACCGGGTCAGATTGCTGAAGTAGCTTTTATTACAACAGAGTCTATAAAGGTTGGTTCTCCTCTTGTGATTGGACTTCTTGTAGACGAGTGTTTACCTTATTATACAGGACCAATTGATATTCTGAAGGTATGGGTAAACGATCCTCCAAACTTAAAACCAAGTAGTTCTTTGTACAGTCAGCGTTTCTATTTGTCCGAGTTAAAAGATGAGACGGCGGCGATGCGCCATTGCCAGTTGCAAATCATATTTTCTCCGTATGATACAGTGGCCAATGAGTTGCTTTCAACAACCATTTTTGGCACTTTTTCGCAAGAATTATAATAGGGGTATATAAATGCCAACATTACAGGAATCTAGCACTAAAAATTTAGATATGAGTAATTATACCCCAGTTACCAATGAGGCTTCTCCTTCTATGGGTATACCGGCTCCATCTGTAAGCGTGGAGCCGGGAATAAACCCTTTTATGAGATGCCCGTTGCCTTCTCTTGGTCAAACTGACCCTGATTCTCAGAGGCAGTTTTATAAAGGAAGTTCTACTTCACAGACTAGATTTTTTACTCCTCCTGCACCAGTAAGTGGAAGTGGTACATATGTTACTAACAACTATTCGAATATTTCGAATAGTTCGAGTGGTTCAGGTGGGGGAAGTTCTAGTGGGGGAAGCGGAGGCAGCACAACGGGAATTACTGTAACACAGGCATCCCTTGTTGCAGCCAGTCTTGGACCCGGAGGTAAGTTTTCTGGGTCCATTACACTCAGTAAGTCATTCCAGCTTTTGGGACTGACCGCAAGTGCTCCATGTCGTATTCAAATATATGGTTCACGGGTCGCTCAGCTTGGGGATTTATATAGAGGTCTAGATGTTACTCCACCAGCAGGCTCTACTCAGAACATTATCACTGATGTGGTATTAGATACCTCTCCTTATGCTTGGACATTTCAGGACCGTGCGGGCGCTAACGGGGAGTCTCCTGTGACTGCAAGGGTATATGTTACTATCACAAATTTAGATATAACTACCGACAATATTACAGTGGGTATTTCATACGTGCCATTGGCAACTAGTTAAGGAGAATTTATGAACCGCGAATGTATAAGTCCGGGTGGGGGAGTATACCCAATCACAGGTGATGCGACTTCAACGGCAGGTTCTCCTACAGTGAGAGTTGTTGGGTTACAGGGAACTCCTGTTGCGAATGCGGGGTTATACTCAGGGCAAGTATTACAATATAGTGCGGACGAAAATTCATGGGTTCCTGTTTTGGAGGCGCAGATTTTATGCAATGGTGTTGCAATCTCGGATGACCCTAATATTAGTGTGAATGTAGTGAAGCCTGTTCTAGTAAATGGAGTTTAAGTATGTCTATAAATTTGAACAATAATCTTCCTGCTCCCCCAACTGGAGGAACAAATGTAAATTTTCAGGAAGATGGCAGTGGAAATGTCAGTGCATATGTTGGTCTTGCTTCAAACAAGATTATAACTGCTCCGGTTGTGAAGTCATATGTGCTGTCGGCTGCTGCGACTGCGGGGGGAGGCTCCACGGTTTATACAGGGACAATTGTTGTTCCTGTAAACAGTTTAGTAGGATTGCTTTTCACAGTTTCCGGTTTCGTAGCCACTCCTGCAAATAACGGTACGTTTCTTTGCACCGCGAATAATGGGACCACCACAATTACCCTTGCAAATACGGCGGGGGTTCTTGAGGTTCAGGCAGCGGCGGCGATTTCCGGCTCTCTTATCCTTGATTGTAGCCTTGGCAACAGCTTCTTTGTTAACGTGACTGCACCTATAACAAGCATGAGTATAACCAACCCGACAGATGGGCAGGAGATTACGATACTCTGGCAGCAAGATGTTACCGGACACGCTGTAGCAGTTGCTGGTAACCTATTAGGGACATTTAGTGTCACACTCACGGCAAACACGCATAGTTGTTATAAGTGGACGTACAATTTAGCGGATACTAACTGGTATTTAATTAATTCTAACAATATGTAAGGAGAAAAAAAATGTCATTTGATAAGATTTTTTATGGACCGCCTAATAGTGGTGCTCATGGTATTGGAGCATTAGGAGTAGATATTTCTAGCAAATCAGTTGTATGTCTCAACAAGAAACGGTTGGGAACTGGCTGCTTCTGCAAATCCACCAATAGCGACTGATTCCGCATTGGGTGTGGTAGAGCCTGATGGGACAACAATTACAGTTACAAGCGGTGGAGTGATTTCAGCCGTTGGCGGCGGGGGTAGCGGAGCATTGACACAGATCGGGCAGGTTGTGGTTGGTTCTCCTGTCCCAAGTATTGCTTTCAATGCTATACCGGGAAGCTATACTAACCTGCAACTTATTATCAACGGACAGAGCAGTTCTAACGTACCAGTACACACGGATGATGTTCATGCAACCTTCAATGCCGATAGCAGTGCTGATTATGATATGACATTTCTTGTGGGCACTGGAAGTGCTGCGGTAAGTTCACAGCTAGCTGCTCAAGATTATCTGATTGTTGCTACACTTAATAATGTGGCAGTAACAGGAAAAGCGGGGTGTGGAAACGTGCTTAATTTTGTCGTATGCACAGGGACAGCGTTCTACAAAGAGATAATGTGCAATCAGCACTATTGGAGTGCGGGCTCAGTTTTGCAACCAACGCTAGTTTCCGCGGATTGGAACAGCACGGATGCAATCACCAGTATTGCGCTTGTGCTAGCTAGCGGCAGCAATTTTGTGGCAGGAACGACAGCGACTCTTTATGGGATGCAGTAATAATTTTTCAGGATTTCACAGGTAGACCGGGGATTGTAAAATGACAAAATGTAACGTGAACGGAATAAATGAAATCGATTTTACTTTCCCCGGAGCCAGTGCTGTAACAGTTAATGCTGGAGTTGCAGCGCTTACAGTGTCTGAGCCTTCTGGTACTGCAAATGAAGTTATGGCTACACCGAATGGAAGTTCGGGTGTAGCCTCTTTACGCGCAATAGTTATTGATGATCTACCGAGCGGCATTGGCACGGTTACAGCAGTTTCAGTTGTTACTGCCAATGGTTTTGAAGGTTCATCTTCTGGTGGTCCTACCCCTGCTTTAACTCTAAATGTTGATGCTTCACATGTTCTCCCAATCAACACAGGAGCGTCAACCAGTTATCTAGACGAGTCTGGACATTACTCAGTTCCAACAGGGAGCGGCGGTGGTGGTACAACCACGGATGCACTTACAGCGGCGGCAACTGGCGGTGCGGCTCCGGGTACAACTTTTAACGGCAGCGCGGCGGTCACTATTGATTATCATACTGTAGGGGCTGATGTGGCGGGTGCGGCGGCGGCGGTGACGCTGAGCGGTTTAGGGGGAGTTCCAACTAGTACTACGGTCAATGGTCATGCACTTAGCAGCAATGTTGTAGTTTCAGCATCTGATCTTACAACTGGTACTCTTCCACATGCTCAACTGCCTACATTAATAAGTGGGGATATTCCAGCTAATGCAGCAAATACTTCAGGCACAGCATCCAATCTTAGTGGAACGCCAACTTTACCCTCTGGTACGAAGGCAGCTACACAGACTACAGGTGATAATACAGCAGACCTTGCAACCGATGCTTTTGTAAATGCATCCATAACTGCATTGTCTCTTGGAACTGCTTCCACAAAGGCAACATCCTATTTCCAGACAGCACTTACTAACCCAGTTACAGGACCGGGCAGCGGCGCGACGGTTGGCCATTTGGCAATAATAAATGCTACTTCGGGCGACGTGATAGCAGACGGTGGAGTAGTTCCTACGTCTTTCCCCGGCTTTGGCACTACGAGTGGCACGGCAGCACAAGGCGGGGTGATTGCAGCGGGTGGTCCAACCGGAAGCCCATCAGTTGTGCCGGTAATTACTTACAATGCGGCAGGGCAGTTGACTGCTGTGACCACGGCTACGATCACGCCAGCGGCTATTGGAGCAGATGTATCGGGTGCGGCGGCAGCGGTCACACCAACAACGCTAGGGCTTGTCATCGGGACAAACACTGAAGCTCATAGCGCAAATCTCGATTCATGGTCTGCGATAGCAACCTCGACAAAGCAAGCTACACTGACCAACCCCGTCACGGGTCCGGGCAGCGGTGCAACCGTTGGTCATCTAGCAGTTATGGGCAACACTTCAGGGACAAGTATCACCGACGGAGGGGCAGTTCCTGTGGGAACAGTTACTCTTAGCGGTTCTCCAGTTAGTCCTAATATTGCAGCATTCTCCTCATCTAGTGCAATAACGGCAGCGACTTCAGCCAACATCCAGACAGCCATTGGCGCGAGTGTATATGATACCAGTGGAGCAGCAGCTACAGCGCAGAGCAATGCAGAAACTTTCGCAGCCAACGCCAGCAATATATCGTCTGGCACGGTTGGTATAGCATACCTGCCTACCGGAACTAGTTCAAGCACTGTAGTAAAAGGCGGAACAATTACAGCGGCTGGACCCATTGGAAGCACAACAGCAATTCCCATATTAACATATAATGCAGCCGGACAGTTGACGGCGGTAACCACCGCTACCCCCGCCGTGAGTGCAGTTGCTGGTAAATCATTAACAGGAAGTGGTGCGTCTATTCCTACGGGTCCAACATCTTCCACAAATGGAGATTTAGTTAGCTTTACTGGTGCAGCGGGTCAGATTGCCGATAGCGGTATTGTAGCCAGCAATGTTCCCTTGCTTAATGCAGCGAATTCGTTTACCAACGCCGGTACTACTACATTTCAGCAGGGTTCGTCTGGTATCGCCCTTGATGCCACGACCCAGACCGTCGGCACGACGTATGGGACTGGGGGGTATTTAATCATCAACGCAGAAGGTCCGACATCGACAACTGGCGCATCAATATTTTTGGGTGGAAGCGCTCGTAGTGACGCAAATAAAAACGCGATCACGTTCAACGAAAACAACACAGAGTACGCACGGATTGATGGGAATTATACTGGGCATACGGCGGGCAACGTCGGCATCGGGACGACGGCACCAGGTCAAAAGCTGGATGTTTCAGGCAACATCAATGTAAACACCAACGGCACTCCTGCTCTCATTTCTACTTTCAAACCAACTTCTACTTCAGGAAACAACATCTTCATCGGTGGAGGTGGACAGAGTTCAGTGTATGACGGCACAAATGTATATACGGGTTCATATAATACGGCGGTAGGTATGAATGCTCTCCAGTCCAACACGACAGGCTACTACAACTCTGCGCAGGGGGTCGGAGCCCTTTACTCCAACACGACAGGCTACTACAACTCTGCGCAGGGGGTCAGTGCCCTTTACTCCAACACGACAGGCTACTACAACTCTGCGCAGGGGGCCATCGCCCTTCAATCCAACACGACAGGCTACTACAACTCTGCGCAGGGGGCCATCGCCCTTCAATTCAACACGACAGGCAGCAGCAACTCCGCGCAGGGGGCCGGAGCCCTTTACTCCAACACGACAGGCAGCAGCAACTCCGCGCAGGGGGTCAGTGCCCTTTACTCCAACACGACAGGCAGCAGAAACTCCGCGCAGGGGTACCAGGCTGGCTACAATTCTGATGTCGCACTACAAACAATGACCAACAGCACCTTCCTTGGTTATGGTGCTAACTCATCGGTAGACGGAATAACCAACTCAATGGCTCTTGGTAACGGTGCTCAGGTAACGGCAAGCAATCAGGTAGTTTTGGGAAATAGTGCGGTAACGAAGACGTTATTAAACGGCAACGTCGGCATCGGGACAACAACGCCGAACAGTCCTTTAGCTGTAGTTGGTCTTCCGTTATATTCAACTAATGCTCTTGCCATAGCAGGTGGACTTGCAGTAGGAGATTTTTACAGAGTCGCTGGTGTAGTATCAGTGGTCTATTAAGTTTTTTCAAGAAGTTAAGGAATTTATGATTACGAGTCGGTTTATTAATCCTGATGATTATCCTCTTTTGAAAGAAAGCTTGGCGGCAGACGAATATCATAGGAATACTCCGTTGGATTTTTTTATTGAAGCCAACACAGTGTGTTCTGTATTCTCAGATGAAGCTGGTCCTGTTCTATTTGTGAGGGGCCATCCATTGTTTAACACTGAAGACACTAGTTGGTACATGGTGCGCCTTGACATCCAGTTCTTGAATAACCGAGATGCTAAACGAAACATGAGGGTAATGCTTGAAGGGTTTCCTATTCTAGAGGCACGAGCTAAAGAGAACGGCTTCAGGGGTTTTCTTTTTGAGAGCATAGTCCCACTTCTCAGAAAATTCTGTATTAAGCGGCTCGGCTTCGAAGTTTTTGATGAGCAGTTCTTGGTAAAGTATTTACAGGAAGATGCAGTTCGAGAAGTTGACAAAGTGTCAGAGGGTGTGCTATAATGAAAATATACAGAAAGTTGGAATACTCGCTAGTCGGTACAGAATACGTTCTTATGAATAGCGAGTGGTTTGATTATTTTGGTCCGGTAGAGAAGATGTGTGGGGCGACGGCAGCACAGACTGGCATACAAAATTCACAGATTGGTTTTATGAGCCAGTTGCAGTCGCAGGCAAGCACCGTGTTTGGTAATTCTTCTACTGTTTTTAGTAGTCTAATGAAGACATTTGCCCCAATTGTTCAAGCTGGTCCAGATCAGCAAGGATTTTCTCCGACCTTGAATGCCAATTTGAATTCTCAGGCTATCACACAAACGGCGCAGGGCTATAAAAATGCTAAAGCAGCTGTAGGCAATGAGGAAGCAGCTATTGGGGGAGGAAACACATCGTTGCCAAATGGGGCGACTATTGGAGCCGATGTTAACCTTGCATCTAGTGCAGCTAACCAGACATCCTCGGAACTAAGTCAGATCACCCAAGCGAACTATGCACAAGGTAATAAGAACTATACGTCAGCTGTTGGTGGGGAAGAGGCACTTCCGGGAGTATTTACACCGGCGAGTGGGGCGGCAGGAGAAGCAACCGGGGCGGGTGAAGCGGCAGGTAGCATGGCTAATCAAATTTCTTCGGAGAATAGCAGTTGGGTAGGAGCAGTAACAGGTGCTCTCGGTTCAGCAGCCGGTGCAGCCGCAAAGATGTAAAAAGATGTAAGTTGTTAGTAATATATTAGGGACATTAAGGAAAATAAATATGCCAACTCCAAGTTCAGCAGTAGTAGATACTCAAGATTCAGCGTCTAGCCCATATCAGGGAGTGTCAACTCCTCCTCCCGATGGCACGGCGGGAGATGTTGGTAACACATCTGTAGCAACTGCTCCAGCGCAACCGGTGCAAGCTGCACAGCCAACTCAAGCAGCGCAAGCGACACAGCCAGCGCAGCCAACGCAGGCGACGCAGCCGGGGCAACAGGCACAGCCAGCACAAGACGGCAAACCCTCTCCTGCGTCTAAAAACGCTACATCTGTGACTCCTAATGCTCCGGTAAATCCCGCTACTCCTGATCCTTCTCTAGAAGCGTCCAAAAAGACGGCGTCAAGGGTTACAAAAATAGCACAAATTTTTACTGGTGGTCCCCGCTATTCCTATACGGTTGATGACTCTGGAAAGACGATAAAAACTGAGGTTCCCGTTAGTGGGAAGCATTTAGGTCTTGCTATTGCTATGGAAATGTTATCAGGAGCATTTGCAGGATTGGGAGCAAAGCCGGGTCCGAATTTCTTAGGTAACGCTGGAGCAGCCGGTCTTCAAAAAGGTGAGGAAATTGCAGGTCAGAGACAGCAACAGGATCAAGCAGCACAAAAACAGGCACAGGAAGATTTTGCAAATAAAGCACAAGTGACTGAGACAAACCTTAGAATGTACTCTATGGCTCGTACTGTGGGGAATATGGAGGAAGAATCAACCGATAAGTATATTGGTCAGTATACTCCAACCTTGAACTTGCTTAAAGAGAAGGCTCCTAACTTCATCGAAGGTCCGGTTAAGTATAGTGATTTTGCAAAGTACAATGTAACGGCGGATAATGCAATTCCATTTATGCGTGTTGCACGTTTGGGGTCAGACGGTAAACAGGTGAAGAATGCCCAAGGTGTACCACAATGGGATGTTGATTACTACATTGTGAAACCCGGACTAAAACTTACTAATTTGTTCACAAAAGACGACATGGCTACAGCAAAAGAAATGGGATTGTCATGGGCAGGAAACGACTCAGTGATGACATCTCCAATCGAGTTAGCTAATTTCTTAAATATTAAGTCAAAGCTTGCTAGCTGGAATGTTGGTAATGCTAAAGTTGCTAGTATGTTTAAAGAGGGAGATGCAGCGGGACAGAATCCTCAAGGAAGTTCGGTAACTCCTACGAAGTCTCCTGAAATTAAAGACCCAAAAATTTCCTCATTAGCTGAAACAGCGGCTACGACTAATGGAGTTCGTCCCGAATATGTAAAGGCTTTGATTACACAAGAGAGCCACGGTAATCCGAATGCTGTAAGTCCTACAGGAGCCAAAGGTCTGATGCAGCTTACCCCATCTATGGGAAACTTGTATCCTAAAAATCCATTTGATCCAGAGCAGAATGTGAATGCTGGTACGGCATACCTTTCTCAATTATTGAAGACCTATAAGGATGATCCTAAAAAAGCTTTTGCAGCTTATTATAGTGGTCCTTCTGCGATTGGCCCCAATGGAGAAATACAAGATACCGCCCAACACTCTGCGGAAAATACACAGAATTATGTTAATAGTGTGTCGAGTATGGTTGGTTTGGGAGAGAAACCATCACCTAACCCAAATGCTGTTCCTAATGCGGCCCCGGCTAATAGATTGTCGTTAGAACAATGGAATGCCAAGAACCCTACTACAGGTTCAGATATGGAAGCTTTTATGGGAGCTATGAACGGGCTTACATCCGACAAAGCTGATATGATTGGTGACGCACTTGCTCATCTTCATTCTACAGGAAATGACTCAGCGGCTAATAATATTGCCGCATTTATGAATCAAGGAAATCCTGATTTTATTCGTGATCACGACGATGCGCTTACTGCGCAGCGTTTGCAGGAAAAATCTGATGTAGGAGTGAAAGCAGCAGAAGAGAAAGCTAACTTTAAAGCAGCGAGTGATGCAAAAATATCATCTGCTCAGCAGGCATTTTTAGTTCCTCCTGATAATTTCAAATTTGATCCTAAAGTTTTTGATATGAATTCCGTTGATGCCAAAGCTGCACTGATTAAGCAGGGAGTCAAGATTCCGTTTAACTTTGATGCCCTGTGGTTAGTAGGACACCTTAAAGCACCAATAAGCACCATTCTTCCAGTGAGAACAGCGCAGAAATTTTCTCCCAATGAAATGGATGCTCAAACGGGTGCGTCATACATCAATGAGTTTATTAATCCTGGATATGACCAAAAGAATTATATACCGGCTCAGAAAGTACTTGCTGAGAATGCATCTGGAAACTCTAAGAATGGCATGGCTATTCAGAATGCTGGAGTGGCTGCGCAGCATTTAACTAATTTAGAGCAGGCAGCTAGAGCAATGAATGGCGATTTAACTACAATGCCCTATCTAAACTCCCTAATAAATACTTATCATTTCCAGACCGGCGCATCTCCGGTTGTAATTTATAATGCAATTCTTCCAATTGCAATTCAAGAGGCCAGCAAGGTAAGTGCAGGCGGGGCGGTTCCATATGAAGATCAGGTAAAGAAGAATGAAGATAACTTTAAGGGTGCTCTTACTTTAGCACAGAAAGAAGGGGCTATCGAGGCTGTAACTAAACTGATGTATGGAAGAATTAGCGCAATTGATGAAAATACTTATGATATTACTCAGACGCATTTAATCAATGTTCCCAGTGGAGCAACTAAAATTTTTAAAAACTATGGGTTAGACACGCCGTGGGAGAAAAGCGGGGCCGGGCAACAACAACAATTTAAACCCAATGATACTTCTCAATATGCACAGATAAGCAAGTCCGGTAAAATTGGCATGGATGGTTCGGGTCATAAGTATATTATCGCAACGGGTCAACCGACGCAGTAAGGAGATTAAATGGCTGGTCAACAAGTGGTCGAAAAAGGTCCGGGATATACCGTAACAGGAAATCCCGGTGGAATAGATACGGTACATACTGGTTCTGTTATGCCGGGGGGAGAAGCACAAACTCCCTCCTCTTCTTTGGAAGGTGTTTCTAACCCTCCAAATGAAGGCAATGTATCTGATGTGACTACCCCTGCCAATGAGATGCAGACTGGTCCCTCGGTAGATGACAATACATTTGCAGCTAATCCTAGCTATAAACCAAATCCAGAGGACAGTGAGTTTGTATCTAATCCAGCTTACAAACAGGCAGAGAAACCCAAACCAGCCAGTGAACTTTCCCAAGAGCGCAACGCTGCTTTTGCCAAAGGTGGTGTGTCTGGGAATGCCGAGGGAATTGGGCTAGGTGCTGCTGAGACTGTTTCAGGAATGGGTGAGACTCCTTTAAAATCAATTGCCACGCTTGATGATATATCATACAACTTGGGTGAGAAGGCCGCTGATACTTTAGGTATTAAAGACCCTGTGAAACGTGCGGAGTTACACGCAGCATTGCAACCTGTTCTCCCAACATTGCCTGATTTTGCACGTGCATGGTTGCATGAGGTTGCTGGAGATAATGAACAAGCATCTGGTCCAGAATTGTTAGGTCAAGGTATTTCCAATATCGGTGAGTTCATTCTTGGTGATGAAGCTCTTCAAGCTTTGCCTTATGCGGTACGTCTTGAGCGTGCTGCAAAAGCCATGAAGACTATTCAAGGCTCTCCACGTCTTGCAAACGCACTGCGAGTTGGTGCGAGGATTACCAGTCTTGCCGCACTGCATGGAACTGAAGCAGGAGCAGTGCAGGGTGTACAATCTGAATTGCACAACCCCGGAGATCAAGCGGCTGCTTGGAGTTCTGCAAAGAACATGGCAATAACGGGTGGATTGCTCGATGCTCCGATGTCAGCTATTAGTTCTGTTATTGGAAAAGGTGGACAGGCAGCTAATACTATAGATGATTTGTTATCCAAGGTCGGTGAAGGGACTGGAGCGGGAGAGGCAGGAACTGATATGCGTCCAGTTGAACACTGGAGCTATAAGAAGGGTATGAAGGTTACTGATCCTAACGCTACGCAAATTGGTAATGGCGCAGAAACAAAACGTCCTGTAGTTCCGGGAACACAGTTCTATGAACCCGGAGTAAAGGAACCTCAGATACAAGCAAGACCATATAAGTATTCCGGCCAGATCGACTACAATAAGATGTATGATCGAGATGCCGATCCTCTCAACATTCAAACACAGGCGCAGGAACTTACTCAGAAAAACGGAAAGCCTTTTGGACAAAATGTTGAAGAGTTGATTAAACAAAATGGTTTTGACGGCTATCGTAGTCAAGGGGTTGTAAAGTCTTTTGCCCCTGTTAATGTCAGTCCTGCGTATAGGGACGAGAAAACGGCATACTCTTTTGTCAGCCCAAATGTTTACGAAAATTTAGGAGGAATAGGAGACGCTCAAAAACAGCTTTCTTCCAAAGAGCAAGGTCTTACAAAAAACTTGTCTCAACGCTTGTCTGGGATGTTGGGGTTGGATGCTGAAACGAAAGACTCTCTGGGAAATTGGAAAGATGGAGCGGAAAATTCTACGACAAGTAGGTTTGATCCGAGTACTGACCCCGATGCAGTAGATTATCATACCGCTTTGATGGGGAGAGTAACTAGACAGAAAGCTGTTATGTCCTTCCATCCCGGAGAAGGAGACGATTCTCTGTTTAGATTTCATGTTCCTTCTTCCGAAGCTGGACCTGCCTCTATTGCCGAAGTGTTGGACAAGAACGGGATTGAAAATAGAACCTTAATTCCTACTCCGAGCGGATATGATGTTGTAGTATCTAGTACTGGGGGGCAACTTCGTGACGCAGTGAAACAGGCTGCTGAGGAAACCGGTGCAGGAAAAGTTTTAGAGCAAACCGGAACCGAGAAAATGTATGGTAGCTGGAATGACCGGGCTGCTGGTCAGGAAAACATTTCGGCAAGAATTGCTGAATTAGAAGCCAAACACCCGGAGTGGGTGAAAATTCGTCACGCCTTTGAAACAGACCCCGACAGTCTTGAATTAACTAAGAATCTCCAATTCGCAGAGGGAAAGACCTCTCCCCCTAGAAGTAAGTCTCCTGTTGTTCCTACTCGTGCTAACGTTAACTCTGAATTAGCCTCTAAGGTAAATGACGCGTTTGCCCCTCAACGAGAGGCAGCGCAAGAGGCGTTAAATCAGGGAAACGATACTATTTCACAAGCAGGAGAGATTGGGAATGACCTTGCACGAAATGCACCGACCGCATCCGAGATAACTCAATCAGCGCAGAAGTATGCTAAAGATGCACATGATGCTTTAGGGACAAATTATCAAGCACAGGCCGGTGCTATTAAAAAGGCAGCAAGCGGGACTACTGTTGATTTTGCAGGAAGCCCTTTGCAGAAAGCGGCTCAGACGATTGCGCAAGGTGGTCAAGATTCCGCTGCTCCTCTGGATCAGGCTTTTTCAGTTACTCGTCCCGGCTCAGCAAAGGCCAATGCGTTAGTCGATGCACTTTCAGATACCGAAGGAACACTGGGTATAAATGATAAGGGAGAACCGACACAGCTAACTGCCGATCATCTTCTTTTTTATGAGAAAAAAATAAATAAGTTGATTCGTAATACCGGGTGGATGACAGATGAGCAAAACGCAGATCGTGACATCTATTTCGAATTGAAGGATGGTATACATGACACTCTTCAACAATTAGCTGAGAAATCTGGTAAACCAGACTTGGTTAATCAAGTCACCAAGATGAATACGGATTACAGAAACGGTATTCAACCTTATCAGAACGCAGATGTTAAGGCTGCTTTACAAGGTAATAGCAATAATATTGCCAAGCGTTTTATGGGCGGGGAAACAAGCATCAAGGACATCCAGGCATTTAGAAAAGCAATTGGCGAAGAATCTTTTGGAAAATTTTCTGATGATTCATTACAGAGAACTGTAGCAGATTCTGTTGACCCAAAGACAGGGGAACTTAGTTTCCAGAAGTTATTTTCAAACTGGAATAGAATTCCTTCTGAGGTTCGCAAGGAGATGTTTGGTAAATCTATAAGGGCAGGGGTGCTTCAGGATGCAATTTCTCAGGTGCAGAATGTTAATGCTCTTGGGACAATTCCAAATGCTACAGCAGCATTGAAGGACATTGATAAATCTATTTCTCAGATACTGGGCAACGGGGATATTACCTCATTACTAAAAGACCCAGAGCGTGTGAAGAATCTTGCCCAAGTTGTTGGTCCAGAAAATATGGCTGATCTTGGGAAAATGATTATGGCTAATCAGTTGAGAGAAGCCGCAACTACTGCGACTGGAGAAATTGGCGATAAGGTAGATACAACAAAGCTATTAGATTTTGCTAAGTCTTTGAAAGATTCCCCAGAAGTAAAGGATGCATTTTTTAGACCTACACCGGAAGCAGTCGCAAATTACAATAAGTTAATGGCCGGTCTTCAAAATGTGGATTCCGTTAAGAATGCAGTTAAGTATGGTATACTGGCTCCGTCTCTTGCAGTAGCTGGTGGTATGGCAGGTCATGCGGTTGGTTCCTATTGGCTTGGTCACACTTTGGCGTATACATTTGCTGGAGTGATGGCAACCATGGCGGGCGAGAGAGCACCAGTTGTCAAGAAAATCTTGGAAGATGTTGCTAACAGTCCTAAGATGTGGGGGGCGCTCAAGGCTCTTAATAACCCAACCCTGAAAAGCACGTTGGCTCCGGCTGTTGTTGGCACTATTGGAAAAACTTTTGGTGGTGGTGGGTTTACTAACACTACACCAAACAAGAGTGTCTATGCAGATGCTGCTAACTCATTAGGAGGAAAATAATGTTAAGACAAGACGACTTTTTGAAAGGGCAACTCGTCATGTATGGCTGGAGAGCAGGGCACAAGTATGGTGGACACCTTGCTTCTACAGCCATAATGAACGTTATCGCAAACAGAGTAAAACTTGGTTGGGGGAGTTGGTTAGAAGTTATTCATGACATGCCACTAAAGTCTGCTATCGTGGAAAAATCAGATGAGATGCCTTTGCTTTGGGATCCCGTATTCATCAAACTTTTGCACGCAGTGGAAGGGGTGTTTGATTCCTCTTCTCCAGATCTTTCCAATGGGGCAGTTTATTTCGTAGACCTTGCGGAGCCAGTGACAAACCCGTGGTTTCAGGAGAAAATTTTAGATCATTTAGAAATTCACCGACGAGTAGCTGATCTTAATTCTTTAACATTTTTCGTGTAGTAGTATTTTAATAGGAGATAAAAATGGCAGAGCCTATCACATTAGCGGGTCTTGTACTCGTATATGAGATTGCGAAATATTGGGTGCCTGTGATTGCTCTGATTTGGGGAGCATTTAAAGTAGTCACGTGGTCGAAAGAAACTTTAGTATATTTAAAAGAGAGAGTACATTCACTTAATGAAAGCACTAATGGCCTACGAAAAGATGTAGAAAACCAAACAAATCTTCTTGGTCAGAATTTATCAAAACAGACAGAAATTTTCAGTGATGGTATGGCAAAACAGACGGACATCTTTAGTAAAGGTACTGCGCAACAAACTGTTGCATTCGTTGCGGAAGTCAAGGAGTTGCGCAGTGATTTGAGGTCGTTTTTACTGCCCACACTTTTCCAGTCTATGCCCCAAGCGTCTGTGAGGGCGAAGAGTAAACCTACGGTGCAGAAGAGGTCCGCAGCAAAAAAGTCCAAGAAAGGGCTTGACAAGAAGTCTGTTTAGTGCTACAATAAGAACATGATTGAAGTTCGGACCAAATCGGAGGAGAATGAGTAAAGTACAGGATACGCAGATTTTGCAGCAGGACGCACTGGTTGAAGATATGCAAAAGCTTCTTCACAAGCATAAAACCGTAACCAGAGATTTTTACAGGCACCATGGTTCATTCCCGGAGAAGGTATGGAGTGAATCCTTTCCAACATTTAAGGCGTTTGTAGCAGCGGCTATTCCATCTCAGGAGGAAGAAGTTGTTGATAATAGTTTAGGAGCAAGTGATGAGGCTGTAAAGTCTTTTCAGTATGAAGATGTTCGACGTTTACTTCGTGATGGTCCAAGGTCTACAGAGGCTCTCGCGGAAGCTTTGAACTGTTCTCCAGAGCGGGTAGTAGAAGCTATTGAAGAAATGAAAGATCGCGGTGCAATGTTGTTCACCACAGTTGGCGGACTTCACAACTTGAATGAAAGTTTTCTGTTAGAACCGGGGAAGAGCGCAGTTCATGGAACCAAGGATGAGTGGACGCATATTTTTGGATTCACTACAGATAATCATTTGTGCAGCAAACATTCCCGTTTAGATGTTTTAAATGCAGCATATGACCATTTTGAGAATGAGGGTATTACTACTGTTTTCAATGCTGGAAACTGGATTGATGGGGAGGCTAGGTTTAATAAGACAGAGTTGATAACTGCTCCCGGAATGGATCATCAACTTGATTATCTTATTGATAATTGGCCTGTACGAGACGGAATTGAAACTCATTATATTGCCGGTGACGATCATGAAGGATGGTATCAGCAACGTGAGGGTGTAGAAATAGGGCGTTATCTTCAGATGAGGGCGGAAGAAGCTGGCCGTTATGATCTTAAGTACTTAGGGTATGGGGAGGCCGATGTTGAATTGCAGTTTGGCTCTGGTTCTTCTGTTATGCGCATTGTTCATCCCGGAGGAGGGTCGGCTTATGCAATCTCATATACTGACCAGAAGCGTGTAGAGTCTTATCAAGGAGGGGAAAAGCCTCAAGTTGAACTTGTTGGGCACTATCATAAATTCAATTATGGCTATCCGAGGGAAGTTCATACTTTACAAGGTGGATGTACTACTGATCAGTCCATGTTTATGCGTAAGAAGAGGTTGCAGGCACATGTTGGATACTCGGTTGTTAAAATTAAGCAGGATGAGCACGGGGCAATTTCTGGTTTTGCCGTTGAATGGCACCCGTTTTTTGACAGGAAATATTACGAAAAAAGGTTTGTGTGATGCTGTAGAAAGGGGTACCGTGGGAAACGTAATGAGTATGCAAGCTATTCCACTATCACTGGCTGTGCTATGTGTAAACTGTAAAATGGTTTCAGATGCGGTGTGGGCTTGTCCTTCATGTGCTGGAACCGTTCTTATAAATTTGGGCGGTATTTTGGATCGTGAGGAGAAATCCAAAGAGAGGAGCGATAAATGATGAAAACAGTAGACTTTGATCCCCTAGCAAGCGTTGGAGACATTATTAAAGTTGATGGTCATAACTATCGAATTACTAAGAAAGTAAAAACAGCCATTGCTGTTGAGCGTTATTATTGGTTCGACAGGCTGTATGACTGGGTTAAAGAAATTGGGGAGAAAATAGTTGAATATCGTTGATTTTCGTCCTAGTTCTCTTTTCTGTAACATTGATGTTCATGAACTATTCATACACGATGATGGTCATAAGTATATGCTTATGGCAAGAGATGCTGTAAAAGTATATGCAGTACGTTGGTACTGGTGGAATAATATTTTGGAGAAGATTGCGAGGAGATTTTCAAGATATGCCAAAGAAGAATGTCAGGATTAGTCCAAAGTCGAAAGCAGACGGACCTAATCCTAAGGATGTTATAGGTAGTAAAAAAGTTTCATTGACAAAGCTTCCTGCAATTGCTACAGCGTGGGGAGCAATGGCAATGATGGACGGTGCCGGAAAATACGGGCCGTATAATTTCAGGGATAAGTCAGTCCAAGCTAGTATTTATGTTGATGCGGCGAGGCGTCATCTAGATTGTTGGTTTGAAGGTGAAGAGTGCGCCAGAGATAGCAAGGTTCACCATCTCGGCCATGCGCTTGCTTGTATTGCTATACTTCTAGACACACAAGCAACCGGGAACTTGATTGACGATAGGCCGTTACTGTATGATGAGGATGGTAATGTAATAGACCCATCATGGTATGCGGATTTTTTAGATAAGTTAAGTGGAATTATCAAGGAGAATAATGCCAGCAAAATCGAAGGCACAAATAGGGTACATAATGACCCACCAAAAAGAGTTTGGAGGAAAGGAAAAAGTTAAGAAAGAGTGGCTTGATCCAACAAAGGGCAAAAAGTTACCTAAGAGGGTGAAAAATGGAAAAGCAGTCAAGTAAAGAATATTATGGACCATGGAGCCAGATTGAAGAGTGGGCTGGTAAGTTATGGGCAGGTAATTTTTTCTTAATGAAGAAACTAGAAGGAGATCGGTATGGTAACACCAGCGGTAACACCAGTAGTCGTTACGGCGACAAAGGCGGCAGTAGTCACACCAGCAGCACCAGTAGCAGCAGTGGCTAGTCAGACATGGCTTCAAAAACACACTACACTAATTATTGTTTTTCTAGCTTTAGTCCTAGCAGTGTTTCTTGCTCAGAAATACTTTTCTTATGTTGACGGTGTGGATTCTAAAAAGCAGCAGGTTGCTCTTGCAACCCTTGCTACACAGAAGACTGCGACTGACCAAGCTTTGTCTCAGGCCGCTACAACCCTAAAGGACTATCAAACGGCATTAAATGCTGAGGTAGTGCAGAATGCACAGCTTTCGGCAGCTATTTCTAGCAGGAATAAGGTATTGGTCCAGCAGCAGGCTACAAATGCCACGCTTGCTCCGACGGCTCTTGCAACACATTGGGCAGCGGACATTAATAAGCCTTCTACAGAAGTTGTCTCGAATATATCAGGGACAACTGTAACAGATGATGCGGCGATAGCAACTGTAAACCAACTTGATTCTGTTCCGGTTCTACAAGCAAACCTTCAATCGACACAGGCACAGGTGGACGATTTAAATGTGCAATCAGGAAAAGCATCGGCGTTAATTTTGCAAGGACAAACTGCGGTTACTGATTTAAAGACAGAGTTAGTAGATCAGACAAAATCATGCACGGCACAGGTAAATTCTCTTAAGGCTGCGGCCCGTAAGAGTCGTTTGAAAACATTTGCTTGGGGCTTTGGAACAGGGTTTGTTTCTGGATTGTTTATCGGTCTAAAAGGTCTATAGCTTGACAGATAAGTAGGTCCGTGGTATAATGTTCTTAGTGGGAGTGGGAGTGTAGCTCAGTTGGGAGAGCGCAAGTTTTGCATACTTGAGGTCGCAGGTTCGATCCCTGTCACTTCCACCAAAACTATCAGGGAGAAGTATGCATAAGCATGTTTTTGACACAAAAGTAGGTTACGAAATGCCGGGACCGCCCTATTACAAAATTCTTATATTTTGTAAGTGTGGTGTGTTTGAAACATATGATGTCGTTAGTGGAGAAAGAGGAGCATGGGAAAACCAGAAGAGAATAAGTCGGTACGCTGTACGAGGGTTAGAGACAGGGAAATTCTCGGAGACTACTACCGAGATTTAGCTAACAATTATGGTCACTATGTTCCCCATACTAAGAAGGATGGAACAGTAACTGCTCCTGCATTGCAATGGCCTTTCCATCCAGACATTTCTGAGTATGAGAATTTGTAGAATTGGTATATGATACGCGTCTTTTACCAACTGGTATTATATACTTCGGGTTCGTTCAATGGTTAGGACACCGGGCCTTGAACCCGTGAATCGGAGTTCGAGTCTCTGACCCGGAGCCAGAAAGGACAGCACGGAAGTTAATCCGGGATAGCTCAATTGCTAGAGCATTCGCCCTGTAAGCGAAAGTGTGAAGGTTGAAGTCCTTTTCCCGGAGCCAAACATACTCATGGTCTAACGGCATGATGCACGTCTCCAACACGTTGAGGTTAGGGTTCGAATCCTTATGAGTATGCCAAATGAACGAACGGTTAGTAGATGATTCAAGATGCCAAATTTTAAGGAGAAATAATGTTTACATACAAACAAAGTACAGGTGAGTTGACCTTAAATAGTCAGCCATTTGGCAAAGGTTACAGTGGTATGCAGGGTGTTGGATATGATAATCCAGCAGAGCAATTCGTGAAGGATGTAGGTCCAATTCCAGAAGGTTTTTACACCATTGAAGGACCGCCTTTTAATACCACAGAACATGGTCCATTTGTCATGCGGCTAACACCAGATGCAGCAAACGATATGGAGGGACGCAGCGGATTCCTTTGTCATGGAGATAGTGTTGTTCACCCCGGTGCGGCCAGTGAAGGTTGTGTCATTATGCCCCGCTTAGTTCGGGAGGCTATGTGGAGTTCCGGAGATCGCAGGTTACAGGTTATCGCCTAACAAGTTGTCAGTAATAGTTTTGTAGAAAAAGCCCACTTCTAACGGAGTGGGCTGTGTTTTAGTCTAAAAGGGGGTATCAAAATATGAAAGAGTGGTCAAATCTTTCTAGAATAGTCTATCGCCGGACCTACAGCCGAAGGGATTCTGGAAGTTATGAGAATTGGGAACAAACAGTTGAAAGAGCGGTTGCAGGAAATGTAAAGGGACACAATGTTCCTGAAGAAGAGATTAAAGAACTAATCAAGTATGCGAATGAGCGCAAGGCTGGACCGGCAGGAAGAGGCTATTGGTTTTCAGGAGCGCCCGCGCAGGACAGGATTGGTGGGGCAGCTTTAGTGAACTGCTGGTTCTTCACAGCAGATGATTGGAACAACTTTGTAATAGCGCAGGATTTGCTCATGTTAGGTGGTGGAGTAGGAATGAGTGTTGAGAGCCAGTTTACAAGCAAGCTTCCAAAAGTAAAGAAAGATGTTCACGTAACTCACAAGGCAACTAAGGATGCGGACTTTATTATTCCTGATTCTAGAGAAGGCTGGTGTGAACTTACGCGCAGGGTGTTGGAGAGCTATTTTGTTACTGGAAAACCATTCACCTATTCTACGGTCTGTGTACGAGGATATGGGGAACCTATTGTGGGCTTTGGTGGTGTGGCGTCAGGTCCATTGCCTCTCGTTCGATTCGTTGAGACTTTGAGTGCCATTCTTGTTGCGCGTGGAGGAAAGCACGTTAGGCCGATAGATGCGGCAGATCTTCTTACTGCTACTGGTGAGATGGTCGTGGCAGGAAACGTTCGGCGCAGTGCAATCATTATTCTTGGGGATTGTTGGGACAAGGAGTATCTAAAGGCTAAGCGTTGGGACTTAGGATCGATACCTACTCACCGTAGCTGTGCCAACTATTCTGTGATCTGTGAAGACATTGAAGATTTGCATCCCCTGTTTTGGAAGACCTACGAGCAGGGAGAAGCTTTTGGGATCGTCAATCGGACAGCAATTCAGAAGTATGGTAGAATGGGGGAACTGAAGCCAGATTCAGCCACAGGCACAAACCCCTGCGGGGAGGCTACCCTTGAAAATGGTGAGCCATGCAACCTCGCAGAAATTCCAATTTGTAATTTGGAATCTCAAGAGGAGTTTATCAAGGTTTCAAGGCTCATGTTGAGGTATACTAAGCGTGTGACCATGGAGAAATATCACCATGCTGTGACTCAGGCTGTCATTGAGCGTAACAGGAGGGTAGGAATTGGAATCACCGGATGCTTGGCATCCAACCTATTCGTCCCAGAAGTTCTTGACAAAGCATATGCAGCAATTCAGGAAGAAGACCAAAAATACTCTAAAGAATTAGGAATTCCTACTAGTAAAAGAACTACTTTATGTAAGCCATCTGGAACTATGTCAAAAGTTATGGATTGTAATGGTTATGAGGGTATACATGCTGCATTTAGTCGATACATAGTTCAACGTATACGTGTGGCATCCAATGACCCACTGATTCCCCGCCTGAGAGCAGCCGGACATAAGATGGAGCCGGTTCTTCTGTTTGATGGAACGCTTGACCAGCAGACTCAAGTAGTAGACTTCTATGTGCAGGCTCCTAATGGCTACCCTGTAGCAGATGAAGACTGGAATACTTGGAAGCAGCTTGATACACTAAAGTTTGCTCAGAAGCATTGGGCAGACCAAGCAGTTTCTGTAACAGTCTATTATGAACGCACAGATATTCCTAAGATCAAAGAATGGCTAGCACAAAATCTCAGTTCTGTCAAGTCGATTAGTTTTCTATGCCACAGTGACCACGGATTTAAGCAGGCACCTAAAGAGGCAATCACGGCTGAGCAGTATCAAAAGATGTCAGCTAAGATTAAGCCGATTAAATTGGATGATGTTGGGGAGGGAAGTATGATCGAAGGTCTGGAGTGTAGTGGGGGAACGTGCCCTGTTCGCTAAACAAAAAATAAAATACCCCATGTTAGAAGAATGTAACAAACTTCTGACATGGGGTATTTTTTGTGTTTAATTAGTGGTTGATTATCTCTACTACAGTTAACGAGTCTTTAAGTTGTCCGTAAACATTTGGGGAGACATTTACACACCCCATGGTCACGTTTCTTCGTTGGTCAGGGTCGCCGGAATTTAACCGTTCTTTACGATGCTGTGCTGGATTACGTAACCACAGTCTGTGAATGGCATATACCCTATCCGGTAATTCGTTGAATACCAGAATGTCTCCACCATATCCGGGAGCCTTAGTCAATTTGTGTACCACAGAGAAAACCCCAATTGGCGTTGATCTGCCTACCAGAGCCGGGTAGCAGACTTGTTGCGACTGCTGCGGGGTTTGAAAGCAAATCAGCGCCGAATAGAGTAGAATCGTGGCAAACATTACTGACTAATTTTCTTGTTCTCAGTCATTGGAGCTATTGGAGTTACCGGCACTTCTGTACCCTTTTCGGGTACAGTTGACGCCGGAATGGGTACAGGAGATACAGGAGACATAGGAACTACGGGAGCCACTGTCGGAACCTGCCCAATAACTTCTGGAACCGGTACAGCAAGAGCTAAGCAATCTTCTGTAGTAAGTTTCGCTCGCTTTGCTGCGTTGGTTGAACAGAGTATCTTTGCTGCTGCTGTAAAGTTGTGCATGAGAGCAAAGCTACGCGCTGTCTCACGAGAATCGCATCCCTTATCAATCTTTCCCCCACCAAGTGCTGCACCGAAGAAAGGTGAAGACGCACCGGCAGAAAAACTCTTGAAGCATGGAGCCGTGGGAAACGAGTCTGGAGCATAAGCTATTGGAGTTTGACGCACTTGATTGTACTCCGAAGATATTGTAGTGGAGTTACCCGATCCAGTGCTGTTGTTTGCAGCGGAAGCTGTACCGCCATTAGCGGTTCCCCCGGTTCCCCCGGTTCCCCCTGAACCGCCCTTAGACACAGACACATTGGTGTTTTGTGAATTCCCACTGTTCTTCACAGTCGATTGTGAATCGGATTGTGACTGAGACTGCGAATTCGACTTAGACTGTGAGTTAGCGTTCGAGTCAGAGTTCGAGTTAGATGTTGACTTGGTGACTGAATTGATTGGCACTGAAACAGTGCTATTGCCTCCAGTAGCCGTGGATGTAGCCGTAGCTGTAGGGGTTTGTGCCACAGCTACGGTTGCAAACGCAGAAGTGTTAAAACCAACTGCGAGTGTGAGTGTTAAAATAAACAAAGAGAATTTCACGCGTTTTCCTTTCCGGTACGTCTATTCTTTTTAGACCATACCAATGCCAGTCCCAGAAGACCAGTTCCCATAAACAGTAAGGATGAAGGTTCTGGAGTCTGCGTTTGCACAGGATTTATCCCAATAAAAGTCTGAGGAATTCCGCCCTCTGTCTGGGTTCCATCTACAGGTGTGTAAAGAATAAAATCCACCTTATTTACAGATAACTCCCCGGCAACAGCCGCGTGCAACTGAGTTTGTGCGTTTGGTGCGTCGAGCAGCAAAGAAGCAGCATCTGTACTATCAAACAATGACCATGCAGCCAACTGGTCTGCAACGGCATTTCCCGGATTGGAAATAGCATCTTGAAGTAGCCAAGCAGCCGCAAGATTATTTAAATTTTCATGAGGTCCAAGTAGTGTAACTTCTGTAGCTGTCCATGATTCTCCGAAGGTAACATCGTCTGCGAAATTCAGACACATCAGCGCCACATTAGCAGTGTCACCCACAGTAAGATAATATGGATAGGCATAGTCTCCTGCCACTTGGTTAGAGCCTGCTGTGTTCAGGGTTAAGGTCACAGTATCGGCATTAGCCGACAAAGGAATCGCAAGGGTCATTACCAAAGCGAGCAGTGCAAGAATAATCTTCTTCATTTTTTCCTTCCTTTTTTAGCGGTTATCTCCACGACTTTTAATCACGCCCCGCTTCTGGCGATCTTGTAGTTTCTCTATGTTCCTAGTCGCAACTACGGCTAGGTCTGTATCCATTTCACTTGCTAAAGCTGCAACATACCACAACACATCTCCCAGTTCCTTGATAAGTTCTTCCTTATCTTCTTTGGACAACTGCTTCTTGCTTGTGACTCCCTTGTTGCGCCACAGCTTCTTAATCTTGTCAACTGTTTCTCCAGCTTCTCCTGCGAGTCCTAGAGCCGGATAGATCAGGTTATTCCCCAAGTCTGGGTACTGTGCAGTCATTAGTGCGGCGGCTTGGTACGAGCTAAGTGTTATCATTGTGTTCTCCCAGTGTGCTCCCATGTATCCAAACAATCTTTCCATCTTCTCGAAGATAAACAGCACCCCCACTAGTCAGCAGGAAATCCTTGAGTTGAGATATAGTAAGGTCATCTGGGGCAACAATAAATCCCTCTAGGGGACTTATACTCTCAAGAGTCCATATACCGGTGTCCATGTAGTCTGTGTATTGTCCAATGATAACGTCACTCGTAATGATAGCGTTACTCATTCTGGTATCTCCTGAATCCTTTCTATGAGGTCTTCTAATGCGTCCGGTAACGTTGCTCCGAATCCTTCTAGATCATACCTCTCTAGCCTTAAAGCAAGCTTGCCGTCATATGTCTTAATAGACACTCTAATGTTTTTCTCATCATCAAGTTCCACTATTGCGATTTCTCCAAGATATTTCATATTAGCGGTGTCCCCCTTCCTCCAACAATTTCATCCGGGTTCTTCGGAATGTTTTCAATCATTTTGTACAAATTATACTTATTATCTTTGTCGTTATAGTCTCCGAATGAGTCAATGCTTATTTTAATAATTTCCAAAGCAATCCTCATTTTTGCTAGGCGCTGTTTGTTATCCCATGTATCAGGAAGTTTTGTAACAATTATCTCAACACAGATTTCCAAGGAATCTTGAAGATCGCAGAGATGAGTGTATCGTGTACCAATGTCTTCTAACTTCTTGGTAACTATTTTAGGAGACTCCATTTTCCTCCTTAGGCTCCTCTTTCTTAACCTTAGTACGCCGTACCTTACAGCCCTTCCCACACTGCCCGCAGTGCCAGCATCCAAGTCCACATTCGCTGAACTTGTTTTCCTTACGATCCTCCTTGGACCTAACGCAAGGGTCTTTTGTGGCTTTTGCACCACAGCACACGCTCGTGTAGTCGAATACTGCCACACCAGCGAACGGTTGCTTACCTTTCTGTCTGCTCACTTTGCTTCCTTTCTGTCTGCTCTGTATAGCGTACCTTTAACACGATCCCAGTCTTTTGCCATATTTTGCATTTCGTTCTTGTAGACGGCAAAATTAAACTTCTGCGACTGGTTATATAACCAATTGCTCATGTGTTGACCAGCAACATAAATTTCATCTGCATCAGCTTTAGTAAGGTTTGGCATTTACTCTCCTTTCAACCAGTCGTCTACTGCCTCATACGATCCCCAACATTTAGAAGGAATGTTGTTGTAACAGTATGAGACTATTTCAAATAGACAATGCCTGTTAACATCATCTGCTCTTGCAAAAGATTCTCTTAAATCATTAGCAAGAACTGCATGAAGAAATCCACCTGTATGGACCCTATGGGTGACATATCTCTGTAATGTTTCTACAATATCTTCTGGTGCTTCACGATTATTCATCGTTCTCCTTTCGTGTATACCGTACCAACCATTGTCCATCACTGTTATTAAGCCTACCACTTCTATTCTTTTTTGTCAAGAGGGAATCTATATATTTTAGAGCCTCTAGGCAGGTTGTGAATTTTTTGATGTATGGCTTTCCGGGTTTAAGTTTTGGCATCATTCTCCTTTCTCTTTGTCTCTAATGAGGTCTTGATCTCTTCTTGCAACTCTGGAGACAGTTTAACACATTCAACTAGATTTGTCAAGCCCTGTGCAATATTTTTTCCTCCCATATAGAACCAAGCCCCTTTTTGTTCGATTACCCCCAGTTTTACAGCATAGGAAACAGAATCTGAGAATGTGTCTATCCCCGATCCGTACAAAAGGTTGACAAAGGTTTCATGGAAAGGCACTCCACATTTGTTCTTGGCAGCTTTTATCTTGAGTTGGTGACCCAGTGGCTGATCTTTAGGTCCGATAACCTCACGCCTTCGGACATCCAATCTTACCGACGCATAAAACTTAAGTGCCTTTCCACCGGTGGTGACTTCTGGGGAGCCGTACATTACACCAATCTTTTCACGTAACTGATTGATAAATATAACAGTTACCTTCTTTAAAGATGCCTTTCCTACCAGCTTTCGGCAGGCTTGACTCATAAGCCGCGCCTGTAGCCCCATTACGGCTTCCCCCATCTCTCCATCTAGTTCAGCGCGTGGCACAAGTGCAGCTACCGAATCAACAACAATCAGGCTTACACAATCTGAATCGATTAATGCTTCCACCGTCTCCAGAGCGTCTTCCCCACTACTCGGCTGTGAAACTATTAGCTCGTCCACGTTGACTCCTAACAGAGCCGCATAAGATGGATCAAAAGCATGTTCAGCATCAACTAGAGCGCAGACATTTTGAGTGTTGTTTTGCTCTTGTGCTATGATATGCAAGCACAGTGTTGTCTTACCCCCGCTCTCTACTCCGTAGACTTCTATTATTCTTCCTCTGGGGATACCGCCGCAACCTAGTACATCATAGTCTAGACTGGGCAAACCGGTACTAATGCTAGGAATGGGAACTCCAACTCGATCCCCAAGTCTTACAATTGACATAGTTGTGTCAAATTGCTTGTTTAAAGCTTTTTCTACTGCTCTTAGTGTAGCAAACTTATCTTCCTTACTCAGAGTTTTTTCAGGCTCTTTCTTCTTAGATACAGCAACAGGAGCCTTAACTTCAGGCTCCCCTAGAACTGCTGCAAGGTCCATTAATCCTTTACTCATTAGGTTCCTTTGCTTCCTCAATTGGTTTTTCTAAATCCTTAAGACGTGCCACAGTGCTCATGAACTTCAAAAAGTTCTTGTAGAATACTTCTCCCTGCAATTGAACAATCAACTCAGGATGCCCATTTTGAAAGACTTCATCAGCCGTTTTAACCATTTCTCCATTGTTCTGAAACCATGCCCACCAACAATGTTCACAATTCCTGTGCTTAGGTTGGCTCTTTAAATCAAGCTTATGATGACATCCCTGCGCCCGTGGGTTATGTACAGTGATTTGCTTCTTGCGAATCTTTCCTATCATCGCTCTTGATAGCTTGATAGGAGGACGTAGAGGAGCAGGTTCGGCTTTTTCAAGTACAGTCCCATCGCTATCTATGATGTCATAGCTAGGGTACTCTGTCTCAACGGTTGTTGTTAAAGTGTTGTCAACAACGTCTACCTGTTCTAGCTCTGGCTGCATAGTTCAACCTCTTCTGGGGTTAGGATAGGGTCCATGAGTCCGTGCTTCTGGAGCAACATGATCTTCTCTTGCGGGCTTCGTGCAGAGTTGATCTCTTCTAGTGCAGCTTCAAGTCCGTTCTTAATCACAGTCTTCTTAATTACTTCCATTTTGTTCCTTTCTTTGTTAATCACGTTTACGTCGTATTGCCGAAAAATACTTTCTTACAGGAGATATGTCTCTTTCTCTAAAGATTCGTCCAATAATTTGTTCTATTTTGTTGCGCTCTCCTTGGTCGAATTTGTAGTAATTATCGTCCTCAGTAATATAAGTAGTATGGAATACAAAAAGGCATTCATCCGGTTCTCTCCAGCTTCTTGCAAATATAAGCATACCATCAATTATTGCTGCCTCCACATCGCAGAAGAAATCAACTACACTTGGCCTTGCTTCGTTAATAGATACAGACGGTGCTTCTTCTTTGCTGGCAACTGAAATAGAACTTCTGTTTTTCAGGTATGAATATTGTCCTTCTATTGGGTCAGGCTTAGCATAGGGATCGCCCATGACTTCAGTAAACGCCGATTTATTCTTGGACCATACTTCACTTTGATTTTTTTTCTTTCCCATAACTCCCCTGCAATCCTTCCTTCCTCATTTTATTTAGAACCTTAGCTCTCGCCTTGCTTCCTATTCTTCCCGGTGCCGTGATTACTTCCCTTCCTAAAACTACTGTAAATGGAGGATTCTTTATGTACTCGGCTGCTGCTAACAATCTATCAACATCGTCTTGAAATATCGCCAAAGCTTTGTTGCAAGTCCAGCAAAGGAGGCCACGAACAAGTCCTTTTTTGTGGCAATGATCTACACATAAAATGAGTCCACGTCCTTTTTTGTTGACTTTACGCTTGCAAATAGCACAAGAAAATCCTTGGTATTTGAGTACTTGATTGTATTCGTCTAAGTTTGTGTTGAATTCCCTTCTTAGTCTTGCGTCTTTTGCTTTTTCCTGTTTAGTCATCCTTTCCTTAGTTCTTAAAAAAGTATCCCATATCTATGATCTTTATCCTACCGTTTTCGTCAAGTCCAAGATTACCAGAATGTACATCTAGTTCAGAATTTGGTTTTAATTTTTCCACCCTCTTCCATGAAAGTTCAACAATATCCGATAGCAATAATGCTATTGAGTCCCCAAGCTTTCTAAACTTTGTGTTCAGAATCGGTCTATAGTAGTGTGAGAGTAAAACCCCTGTCTTTGGGTTTATATAGTAAAGCTTTGGAAGATATGGTATTAATCTTGCGTATATTCTATTCCTGCTCAATATCTTCTTATACGCTTTATATTCTAGTACAGAATGTTGGCAATCTTCTTCAAACCCCTCTTCATTGGGGATATGTATAGGAAATTTTACCACAAGAGGAAAATCGCTTAGTTTATAAACTTTTCGATATGCTCCAAGGTCTAGAAAGCGATTCTTGAATCCAGTTACTCTAAGGATGTCTTTTGGTCTTCGTATATCATACTCTTTGAATGTATATACAACATCCTTCGCTCGTTCGCTCAAGTAATTTGTACACTGGTTCATATATGTGTCAACGTTAGACAATGATTTCTCCTTCCGGCACATCCATTACTGGTAATGTTTCACCAAGAACTTGTTTAAGGTTGTCGAGGGGTGCTCCCATGGCAGTCAACTGCTTCTCATAACCTACATTTGGATTAGCCTTAGCGTTCATAGCTGCGATCTTCCCTTCTGTAAGCTTGTACACTGTACTGGTAGCCCCATTAAAGTACAGGGTGGTTGATCCTCCAGAAGAATATCGAGAGAGTCCTGCACTGACAAGCATCTCTGGGCCGAAAGAGCCTTCTGTTTGTATAAAACCGCCTTGTGCAAATGTCTCCTTACTGATCTCTCCAGTTTTGTTACGGTTGATGACGAACATGCAGTCGCAGTCTTTGGCGATTTGACTGGCACCATCGACAGAATCGCTTGTAGCAAGTTTAGTATCTGCGATTCGGTGGGGTTGGAGCAGCCTAATAATTTGACACCCATAATCTTTTCCTATCTTGGCAACTCGTTTACTAATCTCGGACAAATGCTGCGTCCGGTTCTTACCTTTGATTGTAGTATCGCATATAAGCTGCAAATTGTCAAGCATAATCCACTTGACACCATAGCGCCGGATACAATCAATCATCAGCTTGTAAATGTCTTCCTCGGTTTGGTAGTCCGGGTAGCAGAACAGAAGGTCACCCTCTCGGTTAGCAATAACTTCCTTGATCTTGGGGATAGCATCCTTGAACTGCTGAGTCAGTGCAAGCTTCTCGTCGTCGTTCTTGGGAAGATTGTCTTCTATGCCACACTTGTGGCACAACCATTTGCGAACCAGTCTTGCACGGCGCATCTCTAGGCAAATGATTACACCATTGTCTCCATAGGTACTTACCATGTATTCCATCAAGTTTAGACCAACAGTCGTCTTACCCTGCTTCTCACCTCCCAAAATATCTACGACATCTCCCTCTTCAAACTGTGCTAGTTCTTCTACTAAAGGCCAAACATATTTTGCACTTGCTCCCTTTTCATTTAATTCGTCTTCAAATTCATCAAGAGCATCTACACTGTTTTTAACACCTTCAACATCGAATAGAGTAGCTTCGTCTCTTAGTTTATCAAATTTCTCGGCTGTTCCTCCATGGGTAAACCACTCATTTAGGTCTTTACCTTTGCGCTCCTTACCGGTGTCAGTAATAACCACAAAGACGGGAAGTACAATCTTCCAGCATTTCTCGATACCGATTCGTTTAGCGATCTCTTGAGCAGCATTCTGTCCTACTTTGTCGGCATCGTAGCAGATGTAAACACGCTCTACTAGCTCTAATTTTTCAATCCATTCAGCCTTTTTAACGTTGGCTCCCGGCACACCGCAGACATTAATAATTCCCTTGTCCAATGCTGCAATTGTATTGCATTCTCCCTCTACAAGAATGATTTCTGAAGTGTTTCCTTGAAGTGCACTAATGTTGTACAGCGTACTGTCCCAACCATGAGGAGCAGCAAACGCCTTTGGAATCTTCTTTAAATCGTTTGGATCGGGCATTGTGCGATACTTAGCCCACACACAGTTACCATTTAGTAAATAAGGGATGACAAGGGCACGAACAGAACCTGTTTCCTTGAATGTCTGCTGTGCAAGTCCAAGTTTTTGTTGCTGTATAATTGCAAGTGAGAATCCCCGAATATTCACAAGATAGTCAAGAGCATCGCTGTCAGCCATTAGTGCCAGATGACACGCTTCTACATCAGGAAGGGGATCAATCTTCTTTTCTTTACTGGCCCACTCGGAAGTTGACGTAATATCTGGTTTAGCGATTCCCCAGTGCTGTTTTAAAGAATATAAATTTCCTGATTTTCCACATTTTTGACATAAGAATAAGCCGTTGCGTTGTGGACTTTGGCTGCTTTTTCCATGACATTCTATATAAAAATGACCATAACCAGTCTTATTGCAGAATGGACAAGTTTCTAGTTCCAAATTAGGAGAAGTTCCTAATTTAAAAGTAATTCCTCTTTGTATTAGTATTTGCAGAAGTTCAGAACCTTCCATTGACTCTGGTATGTTCAGCATTTTCCCCTTTTCATCAATCGTTGAAACCATTGTACCACAATCCCTAAAAATAGTCAAGGCCGAAGTTAACCGGCCTTGCTACTTATTATCCTTTTCTAGAAAAACTTTGCTCACAATCTTCAATTGTGCTCTCCCGACGCCGCGAACATGTCTCTCCGGAAACGCTTTGATGACCACGCCTTCTCTCATATTTGTAGCACCATGCACATATGAAATCCCATCAACAATCTTCATAATACCTTCTTTGCTGTATGGAACCTTAAAGAAAAGCATCGGCACAGAGCGTGTCCACAACTGTTGCAGAGTAACACTCTCATCTTCCTTGTCATAGCTGAGCCAGTGACCATCTGGATGACGCACATCAAAGACGAACAGTTGTGGGTCTTTGCTTCCGTATTCATAGCCCTTTTGGGTAGGAGTTACCTCTCCCCAAAGAACGTAGTCCTCATGTGCTCGGCACCATTCTTCAATCCAAGGCTGAGACTTCAGCACCTTCCTAAAGATTGAGTTGGAACTCGGACTTGTCCACTGCTTATGAGAGCCAGCGTACAGCATACCATCCGTGAAAATAAACCGCGCATTGCTGCCATGAATCTTCTCTGTGACTATGACTGGTTCACCTTCTCGGAAGACGTTAGGGTAATTTTTCAGAGCATCTACGTCATAAATTGGTATACATAGTTTACCAGCATCTTCTAGGAATTTCTCCTGTCCACGGGTGAAGGTAACATACCGCCAGATCATCTTAATCCAGCCATTGATAGAGCGCGGCCAACGGCGCTTGCCTCTGGGTGCTGCTCCCTGATCTCCGTCTGTACGTTCTACTCCTTCGTCCGGGTCATAGTGTGTGATTCCAAGTGTATCAGATACATCTGTTCCTTCACGCCAGTCAGACTCTACAAACTGTCTAGTTAAGGTACTGTCTACCAATTCATCAAAATCGTACACTGGCATAAGCAGTCCTTCAGACCACTCGCCACGGAACTTACGAACAGTAATTCGACGCCTTCTGTCAGAGATAGGGGCATCAGAATTAATAGGGTCTACATAACTTTCCCAGATAAACCTGAAAGATTCTGTTTGTGGTACGACCGAATCTGGTTGAATGTAAACTGCGAACTCTCCAACCTTAAACTGTCCTTTTTTGGACACAACTTGATATTCACCTATAGGAATTATCTCTAACGTGTCCGCGTTGGTGTGAGGCAGAACCTCCTTCACAACCACAATATTTGCTTGATGATTAGCTTTCTTCTCCATCTTAGTCCCATCCTAAATTTTTTGAGGCGTGAACCCATCCATCGGGATCGGCACTACGTTTCTCTGACATTACTTTCGCAAAATAGTTCCCCCGGTCCGAGTCCCGGAAATAAGGGTCTCCAATAGGAGAAAACCTCCATTTTCCTAGAAGCACCACTAAACTAGCCTCATCAATCCACTTTTTTTCTTCCTGTGTCATCCTCTCTCCTTTTTGATGATACGTAGACAGCAGGCCAGTACACTAATCGCCCACATATTAACCGTTGTACCAGCGTAGGTACGGTAGCACCTACCATGATGGGAGCGATCACGGTAGCACTTACGATTGAACCATGCCATTATTGACCTCCTTAAACATTGCATTCGGTTAGATATAAAAAAGAACCGTTACCCCTTTGTCTGTGAGACGTACTTTCCCGCCAGATGCTCCAGCGTGCTTTTCCATTAGCTCATCAGGAATCATGTCGAGGAACGGCCAGACTTGATCAGATACTGGCGTCCATCCATCGGTGTCCGCGTCTCGGCTGCACAACTTCATAAGGTACTTCGCGTTAACGTCAAGAGCCATGCGTTTCCTCCCTTCGCTGAATCTTCATTAGTTTACCCCTCCTGCTGCTGCTGGATGAAACATAATAATAGCAGCCTCTGTCATCATATATCCATGGACTACACGTTCGCAGTCCTTAAATTCCTCTGATATATCAGTAAGAAAGCCCATCTCGACTATATCATCAAGGTCTGCCAATGCAGCGGAATTTTGACGCTTCGCTTCAGCGGGGTCGGACTCAAGGGGTTCTTGGATAAGAACGATTGGACTGCCAACCTCTATCATTTGCTGTAGAATATCAAACTGAATTCTGCTTAACTCTCTCATTTTGTTCCTTTCTTTGCATTGGTGTTTATTCTCTTGCATGATGTACTTCGGTTTGGTGCGATAGTGCACCTGTTAGGATGCTACCAAGAGAACGCTTTAGCTATCCTACGGTTCTCTTTTGCTCTCTCCTTAAGAGTCTCTTGAACTCTTCGCCACGCTCCGAGCCATAATTCCGACTCCCGCAGCCTTGTTTTGTCCATGTCTACCAATTTGCGAGTAGACTCGTCACCTGCCCAAATGTATCCCCGCGTTGCAGTACCGATACCCCTTTGAGACCATGCGTTAGGGTACACTTGTAAGACTTTCTCTTTGCTTGTCATGGTTGTTAGCTCCTAATTCCCTTTCTTTGCTATAGCCGCTTTGATAAGACTGTCGGCTTTCCCTTTACTTAAATCATTCGGAATTTGCTTCCCCTTGTAGAATTTCCTTACTGTCTTCATCTGTTTTGGAGTAGCCGGTTCATCTCTCCAGTATGCATCACGGACAACGAGTGTCAAAGACTCTGGTGAAATCTTTCTCACCAAATCATCTGCCGCAGAGAAGGCAGCGTCCATGCTGTCCCTCTCTCCTTTATATCTCTTACCTTTTATACTAGCACATAATTCATATTTGTCAAGCAAATTCTGCGACATCCTGATAAAATCTTTGTTGGGCAGCATAAGAATGTATCCACCGCCAATGGACGGGTGCCAAACGAACTCGCTATTTGCCTCGACTTCGGGCAGGAATTTTACTTCAAACAGGTTAACTTCTTCAACAAAAGCATTGATCTTGTCAATGTCTTTTAGTGTTGTGAAGTCCAGATTAGCAAATTCGGCCTGCTTCTCCTCAATAAGTTTACAGGAACCCACTAGAGAGCGCCCGTGCAGGTCTAGGTTTCTAGGCATCCCTAATAGAGTTGGAAGCGTAACTAGGTTATGTCGGTGTGTTGCATCCACTACATCAAGAACTATACAGTCCTTCTTTAATGGGCTAAGACGCGTCCCGCGCCCCACTCTTTGCGAGAATACTACTCCGCTCTTTGTAGGAGCAGCTAGAATTACACAGGAAATGGTGTCAAGGTCAAATCCCTCTACGAGCAACTGAGCGTTAAATAGAACCTGAATCTTGCCGTCTCTAAACTTTTGAATCTTGTCGTGCCTATCCGGGTCTGTTCCCCACACTGCTTCAGCGTTGATACCACTTGCTACAAAACATTCAGCAAGAACTTGAGAATGCTTAATATCTACTCCAAATCCTATTGCCTGCCGTCCATCGCAATGTTTCTTATAAGAATCAACTACTAGTTGGTTACGCGCAGGAGTGTTGACTGTATCAGCAAGTTCTTCTTGATTGAAGTCTCCCCCACTTGTACTAACTTCATCAAGGGATGTGTCTGTGTTTACTCGTAACCCTTTAATGTCTACTAGCCAGCCGTCTTCAATTGCCTGTCTTAGAGAATAGGTGTAGGAGATTGTTTGGTACAACGTACCAAGCGGCTGTCCGTCCCCTCTAAACGGAGTGGCAGTACACCCTAGTAACAAACGTTTGTCACCATCTTGTAGGAGGTTTGCGGCCTCATACACGTTCATGTAACTTTGAGCAATAGAGCGATGTGCTTCGTCTACCACCCACTTGTCGAAGTTTTGGAAGTTGAATCTCTTTATTCGCTCAGTATTCTTTCTTCCTAAGGTTTGCACACTTGCAATAATAACGTCTGCATCTGGGTCTGCGTATGACGTACCCGCTTCAATATGAATCTTTAAATGTGGGTTACGTTGTGTAATCTTTCTGTATGCTTGTTGCGCCAGTTCGTCCCTATGAAGTAACACAATTTGTTGCCCCGAAAGAATGTCTTTTACTTCTTCCGGAAGATGCGCGAAAACTTCCGTCTTTCCTGTGCCCGTCCCCATGCACAAAATCTGCCGGACTTTACCAGCAGAGTAGTGTTCACGAATTTTCGCAATCGCTTCTTTTTGATACGGTCTTAGCATGGCTTCCAATTTTTCACTCTGGTAAACCTTACTCGTAGATTGTTTTCCAGAATTCCTTCTACTGTTATTAATAGTTTATGGTCATGCACTGCCCTATGACAACATGCGCAAAGTGTCAGCAAATTGCTCAATTCATCCTTACCTCCTTGCGATCTATATATCACATGATGAGGATGAACTCCATTCCGACCATTGCAGTGACGGCATTTGTGCCCATCACGCTTAAAACAGGATAGGTATATAGGCAGCATAGATGTTCCAGAAGTAATGCAAATTAAGAATCAGTCGTAGCATTTTCCTCCTCTACTTTTTCGTCTCCGGGTTCCTCGGCACTGGTCAGATACTCTATTGCTATTACCTCCAAGGCCGATCCATCGCTGGCATCTTGGCTAATACCTTCTGCATCCTTGCTTACTGATCCAATGTGCTTTTTGGCGAGGTCAAGAGCCGGACGTACTACATTTTCTAATACCGACTGCTTGACTGAGAAATGTAGAAACACCAAATTGTTCTCACCTACCAGCCCTTTAAGTGTACGGACGTGTTGCTGAATCTCCTCGAAGGTCAGTCCTTGACCTTTTTCTATAAACCCTATGACAAAAGACTTAATAGGAACTACTTCCTTTGTTTCCGGGTTGACCCACTCATCGTTGATATTCAAACTACAAATCTCTCGCAGCTTTGCTACTCCCAGAGGTTCGTACTTCTCTCTGTTGAACCCTAGAGCGTCCATAACTTCGTTCATGCGGGTAAGGTATTGAGCCTTACGGGGCTTGATTTCTAGTGTCTGAATAAATGCATTAAACGTCTCGTAGCCTTCATAGTACCCGTTCTTCTTAACTGAGTATAACAGGTCAGCGATGTCAAATGCACTTGTGTTAACCTTCTTTATCAATTGTTCGAGTTGCTTTCTTACTTTTGCCGATTCTCCTGCTACTTTCTGTCCTACTATAGCCGTAGGATCGGTAACCTCTTCTGTAATAATATCCATGCTTCTCCTGTTAATATCTTAATTAGAAATCGTAATTGCCATTTCTTTCGGTGCTAGATACAGATCATTAGTGTGACTGTAAGTAGTTGAAACATAGTTGTTATTAAATACAAGAACTGTTCCGTTCAGTTTGGTAAATAACAATCCCTTACTTCCCATGGATGTACTTGCATAAACTTTTCCTTCTTCCATATCTTCTACGCTAAGCATTTTTAACTTTTGTGTAACGTTTCCTACTGTTATCATTGCTCCTCCTTTCTTCTTAATTAGATTATCCTTTTAGAATCCGCTATCTCTCATAGCTTTCAAAAACCTATTTATGCTGTCATAGTGGTACACATTTTTCAAATAATGAAAAACATTTTCTTTTGGTCCGACTGTATAAATTGGTTTTCCTTTGGCAAGGGCATACCCAAACTCAACATGCCGCCCGCCCCGCACAGTTCCCACAAGAGGGTCTTCTGAAAAGAACACCATGATGTCTGCCGCATCTATGTCCTCTAAGTCAATACGAGCAGTGGTCTTATAAAACTTCTTAGAGTGCTGTCCCATTTGACTATTTAGCGGCTCATTTTCATCTAGCCATCTAGATGTAATAACTATCCCTGCTTCTTCAAGGTGTTCTTTGAAAATACGAAGTTCATCCCGTCTTTTATACATTGCCGCAAGATAAGCTTTCATTTTCCCCTCAAGTTTCCTACTACTCTCCAGATTGCGTCTTGATGTTTTCCAGAAATTCCTGTGTCCATCATGGCAAAACAAACTGGAGCGTATACCTTGTTCTCAGGCAGGTTAAAAAACTCTGCAAACTCTTTTCGTAGAGTAAATTCTACCAATGCTCGTTTAACAAGTTCTGCTGAATGCTTCCTTACTGCCTCATACATATCATCTATAACCGGAAGATTTAGCTTCGCCAGTTCAATATCCTCATAGAACTTTTTACGAGTTGTAAGGAAACTGGGATGCTTAATCTTCAACTTCAGCGGAGCGTGCACCGGTATAGCATACGTGGCTACATAACCCTCATGTCCAGGTCTGTCTATCTCTATTGCATCTTTTAAAGGAATACAATACCTTGCTGTGACAGAAATACCATTAAGTAGAGCATAGTCTAACATATCCTTATAGTTAAGTTCCTCCCCAGTTTCTTTGTTTATCAAAGCAAGAAGTACCAAACCATCTGCCGGATAGGTGATACAGTGCGGTTGAATGTCTTGACAAATCATTTCAAATATGGGTGTATAACCTATGGGCCATACAAAATTACTAGGTCTGTTAATTATTCCATAAGAAAGATTACCTTGAAACCATTCTTTTGCCCACTTTGCATGTACAGAACTGAAGGAACCTTTGCTGGCAATTCCCCACTCTCCTTTATAGTTCCAGAAGATTCCCAGATTACCGTTGATCTTCTCTGTGATAGTAGGGGGGCCGTAAAGCTTCTCAATAGATTCGACATTGCGTCCGTAGGTTTCTTCCTGTCCTTCTGTTTCATAGGCGAAAAACTTCTCAAATGGGCGAGCTATGATCTTGTCGGTGTCATTCTCCACAATCAATCCACGACACTTCTTGGTAACAGAGTCCCATATATTATCGTAGACTGCCCTACGTCCATAGCAGTAAAGAGATAGGGGCAAATCAGGATGCTTGTTCCTCATCACAAGCCCTAGCTTGAGATAATTAGCGAGTTTGTCGGTATCCAAGTAGTCTGATAGATTCATTGTCTCTCCATTACGAGCTAAACTTACCATCCGGCTTAACCGGTGGGTTATCTTCTGCTCGACACTTTGCTTTGTCATCTACGAGTAGTTTTGCCAAATCTACAACACCAAAACTTATCTCTATGTCGCGTGTCGTGTTAGCATCTGAAGGCATACTCACATACACATGAGAAAATTTTACTAAATCTTCTTTAAGTGCGTCTGAAATTGTATCTATTGATGGATCATGGCAGTCCATCCTAGAGTAGACTGCCATTACACTATTCAGTGTATCAAGAGATTGATCGAATTCCTGTTGATATGTTAGCGGTTGAGCCTTCGGCGGAGCCGTCTTAAGCGGAACCGTATTAGGGTTTCTAGCATCTGCAACGTGTGTTGCACAGAGTAATCCTAAAACAACTATGCCGATAAGTGTTTTCAAAATGGTATATCCTCCTCAAGTTCTTTCTCATAAACCGCATCTACAGGAGTAGCATTAACTGTGTTAACTGGCGGTGCCGATTCAATCATGGCAGGCGCTGTCCTTGTCTTGCTAGCGATAAACTGCAAGTAAATCTCGCCAAATGCCTGACGTTCATCATCTGTCACTCCCTTGAAGTCAGAGAAGGTAGGTATATAATACGCATACTTTCCTTTCTGTACAAGTTTTGTAGACAACTTAAAACGAATGTCAAAGATGTTTGAATTTTGTCCTTGAGCATTGCGCATAGCTAGAGTACGTGCAAGATTCTGCATTCCTGCTTCAAACGGAGCCTTGGCATCGGAACGAATAAACATGCGCAGCGGCAAACGGTAAACAGTGTCCAATAACACTGCATAGTAAGAAGACTCACATTGCGGAATCAGACTCTTATTAGTCTGACCGTTGTGTGCGTCCTTGTATTCACGCCATGCTGTCCAATCTTGCCGTGGGCAGTTAGCGCAGTGTACAGCTTGAGGAACCTTAGCTTTGGCATCGGGTACGATCAAGTCGCGGCTGAAGCACATGAGGTTCTCCAAAGTCCTGTTCATCTCACCCGCACTTCCTATGTAATACTGACGCTGTTCCGTGGGCATCACAAGAAGAGTTACGAACATCTCTGTAAACTGATCTCCAGTTTCAATGATGCGGAGATTGCCCTTGATTGCATCGGCTACTTGACTGCTCGGTTGAACAATTGATATAGTCGCTGGCTTCAAAGAAAACAATTTGCTAGAAAAATCGATTCCAAGACCTCCCGGTTGGATTGCGCTTGGTTCGTTGTTTAATACTGTAAGTGCTGTTGCGTCTGTGCTCATTCTTCTCCTTTATGTTACTTCTGCATAATACTTTACTGACATTTGATCCCGCTCCGGGGCAGGAAGTCAACCACCCTAACCTTCCTGCCCCCGCTTGTTAATCTTGATCTACTGGTACAGTATACCATACTCCTCAATTTTTGTCAAGCACTTTCTTCTCAGGTTCTGTTAAACGTTTACGAATAAGTTCCTCAACTTCAAACGCAGAACAGCATTTAACACCCCATCCGTCTATATGATTGGGCATTTCTGTAAGTTTTATCGAGGCAACTAGCCTTTTGATTTTCTCATTTGCTTCAGCAAGTTTCTTCTCAAAATAAAACACTTCAAAATCCTCGTCGGATGTTCCTATAAGCCGCGCTTCTTCGTCTCGCTTTGCTACTTCCATCTGCAACTCTTCAATTGACATAGTTTTTCTCCAATCTTCCAATCCGAGTACAGTATACCAAGTACCAAGACATTTGTCAAGACTTATTTATCGATCTAACAAGAAATTTAGCCCTTTTATCAACTCCGGCGATACTCCGGCTGATTTCTTCTCCAGCTTGGCAAGCTTCTTTGAAAACTTTTTGTCTACTATCTCTTGCAGTTTCTTAGACTTCTCTTCTTGAACCTGTCCATATTTCTTCGTGCAGAACTCGCACCCGGCTCCTCCGTTGCATGTGGGCTTCCGTGTGCCCTTATATCGGTCAGAAGCCTTGCATTTGACAGATTCCGCCACGGCACGAGCCTTTTTCTTAGCGGCTCTCTTCTCTCCACGAACCATATCCTTGAACTCTTTTGTACGATTTTCAACTACATCTACTGCCCGTCTCAGTTTGAGGCAGCAAAGGAATGCCTTCCAGTCATCCTTGTATGTTTCCGGTCCTAAATGCCACGCCTCAAACTGTGCATCATCCTTCCCCAGTCTGACTACCCACCTGTCCTTAACGTGCTCTCCTGTCTCCTCTTCATAAGCCTCCTCGTATGCTGCCGTCTGGAACAGGAACTCAACGTAAAGATAGTTGCTCGTCTTCCAGTCGATAAGGGTTAGATGATTCTTGTACTTATGCTTGCAGCAAAGTGGATCGTTGCATGAGTCGGTGAGACACATACCATCCATTGTTCCCGCAAACTTGTGCTTACGGCTGTATACTTTACGCTCAGTGCTGAGCCAGCGAACATTGTGTTTAACCATCCAGTCCAGTGCTGCTAGACAAGCATTCTTGGCTCTCTCGTCTATTGGCATGTTCTCTGTTATTTGTGTGAGTAATGGTTCATCTTTTTCTAACGTTGCTTTAATATAGCTTTCAATCCAGTTGTGTGCAATGTGCCCAATTGCACCTGCCTCTTCCAGCTTCTCTTTGTGGGCAGTCTTTGCTTCCTCAATGATCTTCCTAATATCTTCTACAGGAATAGTAATATCAGTTGAGTCCACATGAATGTATGGTTCTAATTTGTTATTAATCTTTTGGGACATCATCTTACAGGCCCAAGGAATTAGCACAATTGACTTGTCAACAATGTGACAAATCGACGTTACTCCGTTCTGTACTTCTAAGCCATCTGGTGTTACTAACAAGTAAACATGGTCAGCGGGATCATAGCGAAGTGTGACCCGTCCTTCATAGAACATATACTCCTCTGTAATCCCACCGAATTTTTGTATGAATTCTTCTACTTGTGCTTCTTCACTCATAATTTCCTCAGCTTCGTTTATTGATCCATCGGCTTTACATCACCAATCGGAATGTTGATGTGCTTCGTTGCATCCAAGAATGGGAGGATACGAGCCAGCCCTTTCTTAACTTCTGAAAGAATACCTAGCCTCCATCCATTCCTATAGTAGTAAACGTAACCGTTAAGTACCAAGCCTTCTGGCAGAGGGTCTTTACTCTTCATTCGGTTACCTCTTCTAGAGGCAGTGTCTCTTGGATGCGTCTGCTCAGCCTTACACCATCCTCGAATACTCGTTCGGCACGCTTAAATCCCCTTATCCAAAAACTTCTCCACGGCTGTTGTGGGTAAGGATTGTTGTAGAACTTTACGTCGATCTTGAAAGCGTTCTCTCCACTCTTAGTGATATTCGCCTCGGTGTAGTGCGGGTAGGGAGGAACGGGACGCTGTACTTTCATGCTGCGAAATGGATTGTTAGCCGGTTTGTCAAACGGTTTATACTTTTTCATATGAACCCTTTCTTGGTTCTTCATACATTGTACTACGGTTGTTAGTTAAAGTCAAGAATCTCAAGCATGCTGCCAGCGCCAGAGGTTGTCAGCTTGTTATCTAAACTATTCGACAATTCGTTTACCTGCAAGACTCCTATACAACGGGCATCTGGAGCAAACTTATGAATAGCTTTCTGTATGTTCGTTGCCGTCTCTCCGCTCGATATAAGGTCATCCACTATAACATACTTCTTACATGCTCTGTTTCCTTCTACCCTATGAGAAGAGTGGCAATTTCGTGTAGACTTTCTCACCATAATCAAGGGCTTATTGATCCGACTGGCAATCGCTGGAGCAATTAGTGCTCCCGACATCCCAGTAAATGCTATGCTGTCGAATTCTTTTGCATACTTTTTTAAAACTTTTGCCGCCAAGACATATCTATTTTTAGCTGCAACTGGATCGAGATAATACTTCAGGTAGTCACAAGTTTGGTACTCGGGAACATGTTTTGTAGTCTTTTTCATACAACTGCTCCCGCAAATGCTTTGCTGGCACTTTCGTCAGATTCTTGCAGATACGCTCCTGTGCTGCCAATGTTCTTATGTCCCAGATACTGCCTTACTCTCTGAATGCCTATCTTGTCGATAGCAACCATCGCACAGGCATGTTTAAGAGCATGGGGGTGTAGTTTGTGCTTCGGAATCCCGGCACGCTGTCCGGCTCTTTGAAACATATTGTACACCCCAAATCTGGTGATTTTGAACAAACGCTCTTTAGACCCAAGAGTACCAAGAAGTTTGGTTAGACCTTCATACTCATCTAAATCAGGATCAGGGTGCTTAACGAACGGCTGGATAGTTTTAAGAGAACCTTTCAATCGTTGTACTCTCACATAACCATCACGAATATCTTCTCCAGTAAGGTTTATTAGCTCCGACACTCTTAGCCCGTGGAGAAAACCCATTTTGATAAGCAACTTCCAGCGTTCGTTAGGAACCTCATGGATGAGCGCCTTGATCTCGATTGGAGTTAGTGCCTGCATATTACCCTTTCTTGTTACTGGTTCGGTTAGTTGTTAATAGCGTTTGAACCGCTTTTGAAAATAAACCCACACAAAATGTTAAGCCAAAGAGCCTTCCAAAACGTCAAAGCAGGAATTCCAAACAGGTAAATCAGCACAGATTGTGTAAACAGATAATTGACAATTAGCATGACCGGAAGTGCAAGGATTATTGCAACTACAACCACAAATGCCAACAACAAAATCGCGCCTAACAAAATCTTCATCGGTTCTCCTTTCTTGGTAAAGTTTTATGGATATGTATTTTCACACGTCCTTTTATCCGGGGAAAGATTCCACTGTAACACGAACAGTGCGTCCCTCAGAGCGGTTATTTTCTGCTCTCTTCTCCTGCTCAAGCAGTTCATTGACGTGTGCAATCTCTGCAAGAACAGTATCACGAAAATCTCCGTTGCACGCCTGTGTTGCCGAAACCCAATCTTCCCCAACTGTAGAAGGTGCGTCCAACCATTCTGACAAAGGAATATAGGCCAATTTTACATGTGGGAACTTATAACCAATGTTGAGAATGTTTTTACGGACAAGTAATACCGAATTTTTATTTCCAGTATCAATGTTCTTGTCAGTAATAAATAGAAAGTTAGTCTCTGGCTTAGCTTCAGAAATTACACGAGGAAAGTAGTTATCCTCATCCGTAGTGCTGAAACCATAGGTGTTATCAGGGTTAGGATTATCTGAATGGATTGAAAATGTAGATACATCTCCCGGCCATTCTGCTTCACTAGTGAAAAAATCTGCTTCTTCTTCTTCTGTCATTTGTGCCTTCGCAAATCTTCCTTGTGCATCTCGTGTCATATTTTCTCCTTCTCCTTTTCTCAGTAATACTTTAGTACCAAATGCTTTTTCTACTCTGCCATACTGCTCTAGTCCAGTAACCGAAAAGTTACTAGCGGTTATTCCCTGACGGGTCTGGCGAACTAAAACAGTATGGCAGATTTCTATTAAACCTTACGCCACACCCTAACACCCTGAGTGGAGCCATCGGTGTTTTCATTGCGAAGCGTAACCTTAAACCCATTCCGATAGGCATAGGTTCTAATTGAAGCGGTGACATTCTTGAACTTATCGGGAGACGCGGGAACCAAGAATGAATCTTTGGAACCTGCTACCAGAACATTGATAGGATAACTCAGCTTGGACCCACGGCCCGTGCGCTTAGGAATATCCACGCTGGCGAAGATAAACTCTTCACCGGTTGGTGATGCGCTCGTTGTTGGAGTTGCTGTAAATGTTTCAGGGACAACTTCTTCCCCCGGCACTTCGGGAGTAGGCTGTTCCTTAATGACTACATCTGAATCGCTGAATGCCTTCATTGTCTTTTTGCTCATAAATCTTTACACCCTTTCTGTGCCTATCCCCTAAGCACCCTTCTGATTCTAGTACAGTATACCACGTTTGTCCTGCATTGTCAAGTCTTTTTTCGATTATATCCAGAAAGTTGTTCTGCCAACTCACGATCAAGAAGTACATACAGCTTGGGGCGCGGGTCGCTAGAATCAGTGAAATACTTAAACTCTTCCTCATCATAACAGAATGCAGCAGCTTCAAACATTCCGTTGTCAACTACTACAATAAGTGCCTTGCCTTCTGGTATATCGCTGTAGGCTCTTGGTGAATATTTTAGGACAATTCCATCCCATTCAGCGGCAATCGTTGCCGCTTTGCCAAAATTTCCTTTTGTCTCAATATAGTATCCCATAGATTTTCTCCTTTCCGTTTGTTTCCTTGCCATTGACTACTACAGCTTCCAACCATACAGGCTACCGCCAACCTTCAAACCATTCGGGAGTTCCTTGAGGCCCGTGCAACCGTAGAGAGACAGGTAACCGCCAACCTTCAAACCATTCGGGAGTGCCTTGAGGCCCGTGCAACTGTCGAGACACAGGCTACCGCCAACCTTAAAACCATCCGGGAGTGCCTTGAGGCCCGTGCAACCGAAGAGAGACAGGATACCGCCAACCTTCAAACCATCCGGGAGTTCCTTGAGGCCCGTGCAACCGTAGAGAGACAGGTGACCGCTAACCTTCAAACCATCCGGGAATGCCTTGAGGCCCGTGCAACCGAAGAGAGACAGGTCACCGCTAACCTTCAAACCATCCGGGAGTGCCTTGAGGCCCGTGCAACCGCAGAGAGACAGTTTACCGCCAACCTTCAAACCATCCGGGAGTGCCTTGAGGCCCGTGCAACCGCAGAGAGACAGTTTACCGCCAACCTTCAAACCATCCGGGAGTGCCTTGAGACCCGTGCAACCGTCGAGAGACAGGTAACCGCCAACCTTCAAACCATCCGGGAATGCCTTGAGGCCCGTGCAACCGTTGAGAGACAGGTCACCGCCAACCTTCAAACCATCCGGGAGTTCCTTGAGGCCCGTGCAACCGTTGAGAGACAGGTCACCGCCAACCTTCAAACCATCCGGGAGTGTCTTGAGGCCCGTGCAATACTTGAGAGACAGGTCACCGCTAACCTTAAAACCATCCGGGAGTTCCTTGAGGCCCGTGCAACCGTAGAGAGACAGGCTACCGCCAACCTTCAAACCATCCGGGAGTTCCTTGAGGCCCGTGCAACCGTAGAGAGACAGGTAACCGCCAACCTTCAAACCATCCGGGAGTGCCTTGAGGCCCGTGCAATCGTAGAGAGACAGGTCACCGCCAACCTTCAAACCATCCGGGAGTTCCTTGAGGCCCGTGCAACCGTCGAGAAACAGGTAACCGCCAACCTTCAAACCATTCGGGAGTTCCTTGAGGCCCGTGCAATACTTGAGAGACAGGTTACCGCCAACCTTCAAACCCTTTTTGAACCGTTCCTGTAACGCCTCTCTAGTACGGGTTTCGCACGTTATCGCATCAAACCAACACGGCATTATGTCCTGATCGACTTTGTATTGCCAAGACGCAAAGTCCATCAAATCGATCACGTCTTTTGTAGGCGATATTTCCACTCGAAGAACATTGGGACCGGCTACACCGTCTGCGTGGAGTGAATTCTCACTGATAATATTCTCATGAGAATCACTCTCGTCGCACCAGAAAATCGAATCTTTCGTCAACACAAAGCTTGCGAAGTTGCACATTGTTTTTCTCCTCTCAATTACCCTACCAAATCTTTGTTAGTTTGTCAAGTTTATTTCCTTGCCATTGACTACTACAGCTTCCAACCATACAGGTAACCGCCAACCGTCAAACCATCCGGGAGTGCCTTGAGGCCCGTGCAACCTAAGAGAGACAGGCTACCGCCAACCGTCAAACCATTCGGGAGTGCCTTGAGTCCCGTGCAACTGTCGAGATACAGGTAACCGCTAACCTTCAAACCATCCCGGGAGTTCCTTGAGGCCCATGCAACCGCAGAGAGACAGGCTACCGCCAACCTTCAAACCATCCGGGAGTGTCTTGAGGCCCATGCAACCGTCGAGAGACAGGTAACCGCCAACCGTCAAACCATTCGGGAGTTCCTTGAGGCCCGTGCAGCCGTAGAGAGACAGGTCACCGCCAACCGTCAAACCATTCGGGAGTTCCTTAAGGCCCGTGCAACCGTCGAGATACAGGTAACCGCCAACCGTCAAACCATTCGGGAGTTCCTTGAGGCCCGTGCAGCCGCAGAGAGACAGGCTACCGCCAACCGTCAAACCATCCGGGAATGCCTTAAGGCCCGTGCAACCGTCGAGATACAGGTTACCGCCAACCGTCAAACCCTTTTTGAACCGTTCCTGTAACGCCTCTCTAGTACGGGTTTCGCACGTTATCGCATCAAACCAACACGGCATTATGTCCTGATCGACTTTGTATTGCCAAGACGCAAAGTCCATCAAATCGGTTACGTTTTTTGTAGGCGATATTTCCACTCGAAGAACATTGGGACCGGCTACACCGTCTGCGTGGAGTGAATTCTCACTGATAATATTCTCATGAGAATCACTCTCGTCGCACCAGAAAATCGAATCTTTCGTCAACACAAAGCTTGCGAAGTTGCACATTGTTTTTCTCCTCTCAATTACCCTACCAATCTTTGTTAGTTTGTCAAGTTTATTTCCTTGCATTGACTACTACAGCTTCAAACCATCCGGGAGTTCCTTGAGCCCATGCAACCGCAGAGAGACAGGCTACCGCCAACCTTCAAACCATCCGGGAGTGTCTTGAGGCCCGTGCAACCGTTTAGAGACACAGGTAACCGCCAACCGTCAAACCATCCGGGAATGCCTTGAGGCCCGTGCAGCCGTAGAGAGACAGGCCACCGCCAACCTTCAAACCATCCGGGAGTGCCTTGAGGCCCGTGCAACCGTCGAGAGACAGGTCACCGCCAACCGTCAAACCATTCGGGAGTTCCTTGAGGCCCGTGCAGCCGCAGAGAGACAGGCTACCGCCAACCGTCAAACCATCCGGGAATGCCTTAAGGCCCGTGCAACCGTCGAGATACAGGTTACCGCCAACCGTCAAACCCTTTTGAACCGTTCCTGTAACGCCTCTCTAGTACGGGTTTCGCACGTTATCGCATCAAACCAACACGGCATTATGTCCTGATCGACTTTGTATTGCCAAGACGCAAAGTCCATCAAATCGGTTACGTTTTTTGTAGGCGATATTTCCACTCGAAGAACATTGGGACCGGCTACACCGTCTGCGTGGAGTGAATTCTCACTGATAATATTCTCATGAGAATCACTCTCGTCGCACCAGAAAATCGAATCTTTCGTCAACACAAAGCTTGCGAAGTTGCACATTGTTTTTCTCCTCTCAATTACCCTACCAAATCTTTGTTAGTTTGTCAAGCACTTTCTTCAAGTACCAAGATGATCTTTTAGACCTTGTTAACGATTTTCTTTTTGCGCCTCGGCCTCGGCTTGCTTACCAGTTCCCTTACAGCCGGAATATCAATGTCGTGTTCTACAGAAAGTTTTATCAACAATGCTTTAGCGAACGGGCTCAGCCATTTCCGGGTCTGGTTCTTTATAAAACTCCAACTGGTCGATCTCAGTCGGGTCAAACTCTTCCAAGAGTCGGCTTGCTAATCTCTTATACCGGCTCACAGCTTTGGGACCATTCACGTCGATATAATCTTTCAACGGTGGGCAGTACATGATAAAATGTTGTGGAGAGTAATGCTCATCGCCAACGGCAAACATTTTCCAGCCGGTCAGCTTGTTCACGGCTAGTGCTAACGAGTGGCAGTGACCGCATGTAAACAAGTTGGAAGCGTCTTGATTCAAAACCCCTACTCCATTCTTCCGAACTTTCACCTTATGATTCCCACTCCAGCTTTGCACATTCAATGTCTGCATGTTCTTCCTAATCCTTTCGTGAGAACTTATACTAGGTTGTACTCGGCATACCATTTCCTCATTCGTTCTTCTAGGACAACGGTTACCCAAAAGTGTTGTTTTGCAGATATATACCCGTGTTGGGTATGACCTATGACGGAAAGATTTCTGGTGCTAAAATCAACCTTGTTACCATTGACATGATGCACATCTTCATCTTTGGTTAACTCCCTGCCTAGCATCAGCGCGGCCTTTACTCGATGAACATACCGATTGCGGTAAGGCCCGCTGGTATAACGTGGATAACCTTTTTGGGAGATTGTCCAACCCTTTTTGAATCTCCCTTTACGATCCCGTAACTGTGGTAGTCTTGGTATTTTCACAGCCCCTCCATAGCTCCACAATCCGAGCTATACCGCGCTTTCTACTAGTCCAGACACCCCCATCGTTTTCAGAACCCATAAACTCTTGTGTTCCCTGTCTTTTTGTCAATGACACAGAAGACCGGCCAACCGGCACATTCTCCATTAGATGCGTGTACGACACGGTAACTAATCACAAATCCTACCTTGTTATTTTCACCATCGGTCAGAACAAAACGCTTGTAAATTGACGGGATACCGTGTCCAGACAACTCACTTTGAATGTGCTGTAAGTCTCTGCGTATCGCCTGATTGATCCTTGATTGACTAACTCCTGCTCCCATTCGTTGCCTCCTTTGGCAGTATTGATAACACTTTCTCAAGAACTTCGTTGTCGTATGCATCCCATACAATTTCCCTAATCGCTTTTGTCAAACATACACGCTTTCTGCGAGACAGTTCCCAATCCCACACTGCCTTGTCAAACGGTTCAAGGTGTGCGCCGTGCCATATATCGCTTCCGCGCTCACGTCCGTTCTTGTTGAAGATACGAACAGTATCTACTCCGCTGCCTGTAGAACCTTTCTGGATAACTTTGAAGTTAGCAGCAGGGGTAATGCTTTGGATTGTGGCTCTGGTACGAGTGCCGTACCCTTCACAGATTATCACTTCATCTCCTGCGATAAGGTCAATCAAACTCGTCTTTTCACCTGGATTCGACATTGTTTTTCTCCTCTCAATTACCCTACCAAATCTCTGTTAGTTTGTCAAGTTTGTTTCCTTGCCATTGACTACTACCTCTTCCAACCATACAGGCCACCGCTAACCTTCAAACCATCCGGGAGTGCCTTGAGGCCCGTGCAACCGTCGAGAAGCAGGTCACCGCCAACCGTCAAACCATTCGGGAGTTCCTTAAGGCCCGTGCAACCGTCGAGATACAGGTAACCGCCAACCGTCAAACCATTCGGGAGTTCCTTGAGGCCCGTGCAGCCGCAGAGAGACAGGCTACCGCCAACCTTCAAACCATCCGGGAGTGCCTTGAGGCCCGTGCAACCGTCGAGAAGCAGGTCACCGCCAACCTTCAAATCATCCGGGAGTGCCTTGAGGCCCGTGCAACCGTTGAGAGACAGGTCACCGCCAACCTTCAAACCATCCGGGAGTGTCTTGAGGCCCGTGCAATACTTGAGAGACAGGTTACCGCCAACCTTCAAACCATCCGGGAGTGCCTTGAGGCCCGTGCAACCGCAGAGAGACAGTTTACCGCCAACCTTCAAACCATCCGGGAGTGCCTTGAGGCCCGTGCAACCGTTTAGATACAGGTCACCGCCAACCTTCAAACCATCCGGGAGTGCCTTGAGGCCCGTGCAACCGTCGAGAAACAGGTAACCGCCAACCTTCAAACCATCCGGGAGTGCCTTGAGGCCCGTGCAACCGTCGAGAAACAGGTAACCGCCAACCTTCAAACCATCCGGGAGTGCCTTGAGGCCCGTGCAATCGTAGAGAGACAGGTCACCGCCAACCTTCAAACCCCTTTTGAACCGTTCCTGTAACGCCTCTCTAGTACGGGTTTCGCACGTTACCGCATCAAACCAACCCGGCATTATATCCTGATCGACTTTGTATTGCCAAGACGCAAAGTCCATCAAATCGGTTACGTTTTTTGTAGGCGATACTTCCACTCGAAGAACATTGGGGACCGGCTACACCGTCTGCGTGAAGTGAATTCTCACTGATGATGTCCTCGTGAGAATCACTCTCGTCGCACCAAAAAATCGAATCTTTCGTTAGTACAAAGCTTGCGAAGTTGCACATTGTTTTTCTCCTCTCAATTACTCTACCAAATCTTTGTTAGTTTGTCAAGTAAAAAATGAAAAATAACTCAATCTCTCGGCCCTTGTAGAATGCCTTGTAGCCATAGGTGTGTCCCTGATTAGTTACCAGTATCTCAGTCATGGCGCTCTCCAAATGACTTGATCTCATACTCCCGGCAATAGCATACTCCGTCTTCTACAGCAGCCGGATCATTAGTAAAGACAGTGTAGATTGCTTTGTTAGCTGAGTCATAACGAACGCTCTTGATAGTTCCCAGTACATCGATACTAAAAATGATTACTCGATCACCGGGCAAAAACGTTGTTGACTTGTCCACTAATGTTTGTGTCATTACTCTACCTCCACATATTCATCGCACAGTGTGAGTACCGCATCATAGCCCCTAGACTGTGCAGCCTTGTGCATGAACTCTTTGGCCCGTGAAGGTAAACCGGCTTGCTTAAGCGTACGGTTTACACGAGCAATGATAGAGAACACGTTGCCATCTTCGCCCACTAGCTTACAGGGCGGTTTCTCCCCGGCAATGCGCCTTCTTGCTAACTCTTTCCCAAGAACTTCTATGGCCCGTGTGTCTTCTCGGTCCATAGCATTCGCGTATTCTCCAGACAGACGGTCCTCAGACCATGTGTCTATGTAAATGTAATAGCTCAAATCCGTCATTCTCTGCCTCTTTCAAGTACCAAAACGGTTATAGAGATTGTTTTACTACGTTGCTGGATATTTCGGCGCTTCGATTGCTTCCAAGTCGGCCAAATATGCCTTAGCACTGGCAATGCGATTGGAAAGTTTAAGACGCTTGGTGTAGTTTGTTTCGGTTGATAGTGTATTGGTGTCCCGTGCGATTTCTGCACGGAAAAAGTCGGGCGTGTATGCCGGTAATCCAATGTTCATTTTGTCCTCTCAGTTCTTGGTAAAATGTTGTGGAGACTTTCAGTCTCGTTGCTGCGTTAGATGAAAAGAGTGTCAGCGTGGAAGTGAAGGATTAAAATTGATTCTTGCTTGTTTGCAACCTTGACCTCTTGTGCAATTGTCTCAACTACTTCGGGACCAACGTTCACAAGGTCGATTGCAAGGCTGTCTTCCCACTCTCCCTTGTACATTCCGGAACCATACGTCAAGGTTGCTCCCATAACGTGACGTGCAAGAATAGCTTCAATCGAATCACGGTTTACATCTTCGGTTAGAATTCTGTACATCTTTTCTCCAATCAGAAAGCTTACTTGCTCTCCCATAGCCGCTCCTAGATGTGTTTAAGTAACGCTGCATTGGAATTCAATCCGTCTTTAGGCGTCACCGCATTACCATTAGAGCGGCTATGGCAGAGCACGTGTGTCTTACTCTGCCAGTTGTCTTACTTCTCCGTTAGGTTACAAAGAACCGTGTAGGCTTAGTTTCAGACTTTTCAGCCGTCTTCGCTTCGGCCTGTTCGATGTTATACTCGGCCTGTGCCATCTGGTCAAGTACCTCAGCGTTTGCGGACAATGCTTCTTTAGCATCTTCCAGAGAATTCGTGTATATGCCAGCTTCTAGCATGTCCTCTTCTAGCTTAGTGACTGCCAGAAGTGTAATCTGTGCGAGTATTGCTAGCATCCCCAGTTGTCCAGAACGTTTCATGATCTCTCCTTTTCGGTTTGTACTGCGTTAACTTTTCCTTACATTCAAAGTGTCTCACACTTTGTAAAACTTGTCAAGTTTGTTTCCTTGCCATTGACTACTACCTCTTCCAACCATACAGGTTACCGCCAACCTTCAAACCCTTCGGGAGTGCCTTGAGGCCCGTGCAACCGTTGAGAGACAGGCCACCGCTAACCTTCAAACCATCCGGGAGTGCCTTGAGGCCCGTGCAACCGTCGAGAAGCAGGTCACCGCCAACCTTCAAATCATCCGGGAGTGTCTTGAGGCCCGTGCAACCGTCGAGAGACAGGCTACCGCCAACCTTCAAAACATCCGGGAGTGTCTTGAGGCCCGTGCAACCGTCGAGACACAGGTAACCGCCAACCTTCAAACCATCCGGGAGTGCCTTGAGGCCCGTGCAACCGTCGAGATACAGGTAACCGCCAACCTTCAAACCATTCGGGAGTTCCTTGAGGCCCGTGCAACCGTTTAGATACAGGCTACCGCCAACCTTCAAACCCCTTTTGAACCGTTCCTGTAACGCCTCTCTAGTACGGGTTTCGCACGTTACCGCATCAAACCAACCCGGCATTATATCCTGATCGACTTTGTATTGCCAAGACGCAAAGTCCATCAAATCGGTTACGTTTTTTGTAGGCGATACTTCCACTCGAAGAACATTGGGACCGGCTACACCGTCTGCGTGAAGTGAATTCTCACTGATGATGTCCTCGTGAGAATCACTCTCGTCGCACCAAAAAATCGAATCTTTCGTTAGTACAAAGCTTGCGAAGTTGCACATTGTTTTTCTCCTCTCAATTACTCTACCAAATCTTTGTTAGTTTGTCAAGCACTTTTTTGATTATTCTTCAACAATTTTTTCGTCGTCGAATTCATCAAGTGGGCCATTATACAGAATTGCGTTTGAAGCGTCCGGGGCGTTGTCATAATTTTGTGCCTCGATTTTAAGAAAGAGTGTCCCTGCGCTCATGTAAAGACGGTAGATATATTCTTGTCCAGCATCTTTTGTCCGTGGAGAATAAAGGTAAATGCCGTTCAAACCGTCTTTAAGACCTTTTACAAGAGTTGCTGCCAAACAATTGATACCATTAGCAACCCGTTTTGTCTCGAAGGGGTGATCTGGATGATTCGGTTTATCATTCAAAAGATGTGCGTAAGATTCTCGCCCACATTTTGCACAGACCGCATCGTCGCCGGAAAAACCGTTTGTAATCTTGTAACCTTTGAGCAGGTTAAACAAATCCCTGCCCATACCGGAAGGGTAGCCATCAAACTGTCTGTACAAACACAGAAAAGGTGCGGCTTTCTCAGTTTCACTTACATAAACTAGACTACGTGTTCCCATGATTTTTCTCCTCTGTTGGATTAATTTTTCCTTACATTGTTAGAGTAGCACGGTTATAGAATCTGTCAAGCACTATTTTCAATTTCCCTCTTTGTGGAAATGTGTAAAACTTTTAATCTTCTAAAACTGTATCTTACAAGTACCAAGACAATTCTCTATAAACTATTACTGACACTTTGAAACCATTAAGTACCAAGAGAGTTGCTTATAGGAAGTTACTGATCTTGAGAGTATACCGGTGCGGCTCCGTATGGGGTTGATCTGAGGGTGTATCTATGCCGGACGCGCTACAGGCTAACGTCGTGCCTTGCCCATGATGGTTTACCACCATCCACGGTCCCGGACGCGCTACAGGCTAACGTCGTGCCTTGCCCATGATGGTTTACCACCATCCACGGTCCCGGACGCGCTACAGGCTAACGTCGTGCCTTGCCCATGATGGTTTACCACCATCCACGGTCCCGGACGCGCTACAGGTCAATGTCGTGCCTTGTCCATGATGGTTTACCACCATCCACGGTCCCGGACGCGCTACAGGCTAACGTCGTGCCTTGCCCATGATGGTTTACCACCATCCACGGTCCCGGACGCGCTACAGGTCAATGTCGTGCCTTGTCCATGATGGTTTACCACCATCCACGGTCCCGGACGCGCTACAGGCTAACGTCGTGCCTTGCCCATGATGGTTTACCACCATCCACGGTCCCGGACGCGCTACAGGCTAACGTCGTGCCTTGCCCATGATGGTTTACCACCATCCACGGTCCCGGACGCGCTACAGGTCAATGTCGTGCCTTGTCCATGATGGTTTACCACCATCCACGGTCCCGGACGCGCTACAGGCTAACGTCGTGCCTTGCCCATGATGGTTTACCACCATCCACGGTCCCGGACGCGCTACAGGTCAATGTCGTGCCTTGTCCATGATGGTTTACCACCATCCACGGTCCCGGACGCGCTACAGGCTAACGTCGTGCCTTGCCCATGATGGTTTACCACCATCCACGGTCCCGGACGCGCTACAGGCTAACGTCGTGCCTTGCCCATGATGGTTTACCACCATCCACGGTCCCGGACGCGCTACAGGTCAATGTCGTGCCTTGTCCATGATGGTTTAGGGACAAAAAAGCCCGGACCCTGTAAAAGCAGTCCGGGCAAGTATTCTAATGATCTCTAATAATTATTCACCTGTATTTTAATCTACTCCTCTGAATTTTCTTCCCGGAGTGATCTCGACTAGTTTGGAAAGCTTTCCGGATATATCCTCCATTTTCTCATGGATAGAGGTCTTGAAGCTTTCATCTTTTTTGATCACATCCACCGATAAGTTTGGATGAATGATTTTTTGTACTTCATTCACAAGCGCATCGAGATCTGCATCATTCGTAACATTTCGCGCCTTAAATGTGTCCAAAAAATCTTGTAGATTCGTGACCGTGCTGGCGAATAGACGCTTGGGCTTTCCGTCTGCATTGGGTTCGAGAGCCGTCTGCAAGTGGTTTACCAGTTCAAAAAAATTCTCGCGCAGTGCTAAGACAATTCCTTCTACTGCCTGTTCGATTTTTGCCTGTGCCTTGCTCACTTCTTTTTGATATGTCTCTTCATTCATGCCAGCGGGCACACTGAAAGAAAAATACTGGTATTCAAACGAGAAAAAGCTTTTCAAGCTTTGCACAGATGGGTAATCCGCCGCACTGTATAGCAGTTCCACGGAAAGTCCCAACTCGTGTGCAAGCTTTTCTAGTTCATTCTTCGCATTGTCGCACAGTGCAGGATAAGCTTCGATAAACGCATTAACCAATTCGTTACGCTCGTCTATGAAAGCTTCGCATCGGTCCGTTACAGAATCTACCAGTTCACGAGACAAGAGTAGGATACCCATGTCTCCATACGGCAAACACACGTTGTAAAGGTATGCGCGCATCTGTCCATCGGCAGAACGTATCGCATCCAATTCTTTAGACTCTAGCAGAGTCTTCTGGATTTTCACAAGACGAGTATTCGCAGAATTGTTAGATGCTAGCACACTGTTGGAAACCTTTTTTGTGTTACCTAGCACGTGGAAAGCAGTGCGGAGAAAAACTGTCTTGTCAATTATTTTCGTTGCGTCTGTGATTTTAGCAGTCATTTTCATTCATCCTTTTCTGTGCGCGTAACGCACGGGTTAGCTTACAAAAAATTCTCGTTTAGCCATGATACCTCAAATTCCATAGCCAGTGACCGTGACCGAAAATCTATCGGAATGATGGGACCGTGGACAGGTGTTAGATTGATTCTCCATAGACAATGCCACGTACGCGTATACTCTGACACTCTACCGGCATCGCCAAACAATGCGCGTAACGCGTAAAAGATAACGCGCAGTGTATGGCATACCGGTTCAATGTGACTTGCGCGTTTAACAAGAGAATCGCTAGTCAAAAATCCTCTTGTCATATCGTTAACTAGAAAACGAGTCACAGCATTTTCATCAATGGTGAAAAGGTAAGTTTGCATTACCGTCCTACTTTCACACTTGTCAGATTCGTTTCACGGTACTCGGGTTTACTGATTACTTTCGTAGTTTCCCCAATCTCCGCAAAAAGTTTAACAACGTCGTCACAGCCTTGACCGTGGAATCCTGTCAAGTCTACACTAAAAGATGCGTCTGATTCGTCGATCACAATTTTAATCATTTTCGCCATGTTCCTACACTCCAAGATACTGCAAGGTTATCTTGCCGTTTTTTTGAGTAGTTGAAGCTAAGCGCATACCCTTACTAGCAGCTTGCCGCATAATGCCATGCTTTGCATACGATACTGCTAGACGCGTTAACCATGCCTTATTTGCATAATGAGAATCATACTCTGAGATTATCGCACCGTACAATCCAGTTTTTGTATCCTTGCGGAATCCAAGGTCATTCGAAGAACTGCCACTTAGGACAGAGTCAACATGCTTTCGGCGAATGATAATCTCCGCCTTATCGCCGGATGCATCAAGATACGTAGTTACGCGCCCGCAAAAATCGTACATAAGTTGAGGGTTAGTGTTACGCTCAATCTGCGCGATAGTAAAGCCCATGTCTTGCAGTGCAAGACATAACAATTCAGCATCATGAAACTGCGTTTTGTTTTCGGAATACTTACTCACTGTGACACCTCGTTTAGGAAAACTAAGCCCGCATCGATTAATGCTCCTGCCATGCGCCCATAGCATCCTTGTAACTGCCACACTAGACCAGAATTGACAAGATCTTGGAAAAGAGCAACTGTTTCATCCTTGTCTAATTCACCGTTTTCCCATCCTATCATAGCATCAAGTTGATTCATTTTTTTTTCTCCATTCTGAGTGTACGCTGTACACTCCGCTGTCTTACCTGATTTTTCTTCCGCTTGTCTCTGACACTGTAGAGACACTAGACACTTGCTCAGCATACTGGTATATGCCGGGATAACTTGCCGACAAATACTTCCCGGCACAGTCACGGCGTAATCCATCGATTAGCGTACCACTCGACTGTGACACCGGTATGACATACGTAGCAGCGTCACAAAGTGATAGCTTAAGACGGTATGCCTTAGAGCAACACTCTTCAATTTCGCGGCCTGTCCATCCGTTGTCAGATGGGAGTGTATCTGATACCGGGATACTAAAACGCTCACGATGAATTGTCCATATTGATGCACGCTCTATGTCTGTTGGCAGGTCAAAGAAGAAAATGCCGTCACGGAATCTAGAGCGCAATTCAGGAGGCAAGGCGTCAATACTATTGCACGTGCCAATGCAGAGTACCCGCTTGTCTGATACCGCGTCTACAGTAGCAATTGCAGCGCGGAGGTTGGCCCCGGACGAACCGACAAGACTTGACTGCATACCGGCAAGGTCAAACTTAATAAACGGTATGCCATACGATGCAGCGATAGCTTTCGCTATTTGCGATTTTCCTGCACCCGGTACTCCGATAAACAATGCACCCCGCATTTTTGTATCTTCCATCCAAGTCAACATATTCTGTGTTAGTTCTTGTTTCACTCCGCTTGTGTCTGTGCTACTCCCTGCATAAGCTTTTTCAATCTCGTCGATGAAGATAATGCAATGCGGTTGCTCCCTGCCTGTGAGCAAAGCTTGCATATAAGCTTTAATGGTCTGGAGTCCACCGATAGCGTCTAATGACTCTTTACCATTGGACACTGATAAACCGTTAGTCTGGTTTATCGTTTGACGTTTACGACTCCATAACTCCTCGACATTAAGACTCTTGTGTTCAATGTCAATACTCATGGCGACACTTTGTTCGGCGGGAAAGTAAGGCAGTCCAATCAAGGCGTCCACTGCCTTGAGTAATTCATCGGCGTTAGGTTCCGGTAGTTTGGCGCATTTGAACGTATCGCATACCACGTTTTCGAGTGTCTCTCTTGTCGGCAACGGTTCATCTAGCACTAACACATCATGGGATAACTCGGATGGAAGTGTAGCTCCCTGTCCACAAAGCATAACTAGCATGTTACCGTGTGCCTTGAAGTCGTTGCGAAGATTCCAGATAGCTTGAATCACGTTTGAGTCAGACCAGTGAAGATGAGTATTTGACAAGAAAATGATGCAGTCGTCTCCAATTACAGGGACTTCTTGCACATTTTTCTTACTCACTAAGCGTAGCGCTTCGATCAAGCTTTCAGACGCTACGGGTGTAGACTCCAGCACAGAGAAAAGCGTATTCAATACGTTTTTGCTCTTGGGAGTAATGGCTTGAAAGCCATTGATACAATCCCATAAAATCAATGGTGGAATATCATCGGTGAAAAGCGAGCGAATAGCGTCTACCGTGGACTTAGAGTCAAACGTTCGCACTGCGACAAGTGGAGTTGATACTTGTCGCGCGGCTGTGAAGCTTTTCAAAAATTCCATTGTTCTACTCCATTCTTCTGAGCGTATACGATACGCGGTTGATTACTACAGTGAAGGAATCAACTCAAGGTGCTGGCGAAGCCATACTGCATATGTGCCATGCTTAGCGCGTAACTCGTTAGCAAGTTTAACGGCATCGGTATACCGTACGCGCTTGTTAGTTTCCTTGCCATTGACTACTACAGCGTAAAAGATTCGATTAGTCATTTTCATTCTCCATGATACAGGTTAGAGCGTATACGATACGCGTTAGCGTTTTTGGCATCCATTCATTAGGTCTGCAATTGCAAGGATGATAAAATACAAAGTACATCCGAAAAGAATGGGAACGATCATTTTTCTCCTTCAAGCGTATATGATACGCGGTTGACTGTTAACGGATAATGGTAATTAGTGCATCGCCCCGAAAATGGTGACAATTACCATCCACGAAAATCACGCCTAAAACGTTATCAGCGGATGGGCCGATGATGCGCTGGATTACTTCGCTATCATCTAACAGATAGTCGCCTATCCTAAGATGATCGGCACATACGGTGCGCAATGCACTGCGACTGTGCGGAGTGTTCAGGAAACTTGCAACTGTCACTTGTGTTCCTCTCTCTCTGTCTTGCATTACCAGAATAGCATGTCCTCAGAATATGTTGTCAAGAACTATTTTCATATAATAGGATACAAGGTGTTCATAGTGTTCATACCATCAAATATCTTTTAATAAAGTGTATCTGCCACGGACCATTTATATTCGCTTTTCGTTCGTTTATTCTTCGCCATTACTTCGCCTATTCTGATAGAATCGTATGTATCCTCTTTGTATTCAATAGTTTACATTCACTTTTTGATTTTTAAAATCCTCCGTGTGCTCCTGCAAGGCACGTATACGATACGCGGTGACCAAAAACGAGACAAAGGGCACAGACAAGCCATACAGAGCGATAGAGCGATATTTATACAAGAGTAAACATAGCAAGATATAAGTCTAATGTAATCATACTAATGCAAACATTTATTACACTTCATCGAATGTTATACATTAGTAAACAGTTTTATTGATAATAAACAAGTTATGAAGTCCATACCCTGGTAGGGTATCAGTTGATAGTATACCCTGGTAGGGTATATATCAGGTCGTAGTCAAAAACTGCTATGCAAAAATTACATAGTCCAATGCGGCACAAAGGGACACATAGAACACACTGGTACGCTATACGCGGTCACTAATTATCGGCATAGATAAGGTGTCAGAGAGTAGATAGACGCGCTACAGGTCAAGTGCTGATCACGGTCAATCGGTATACGATACGCGGTCACTAGTTGTCGCTCTATTTGTATGAGTGTATATAATCCTGTATGCGACTATCCTGTTGTCCTGCTACCCGGCATAGATGCAGTAGACCATAATGCAATAGACCAGTATGCTCCCTGTCCAATGGTTACGCTTATAGCTACGCTTATATGTATGCCGTACATAGGTTGTTAGTTGAGTGTTGATGGGATGAAAGTAAAGTTGATAGGATGAATATGTTGATAGCATGAAAGTAAAGTTGATACGCTGAAAATTAGTATATACGAATATTCGCATATACTTTTTCCTTTTTAAAATGTCAACATTACCCTGTATTGTTTACATCGTGCTGTAAGCCCGGTATTTTCTACGACTTACGAGGAAGAGGAGAATTAAGAGCAAAAAGTAGGATGCACCAAAACGATAAGACCGGAATGGGCAACTAATTGATTAGTAATCTGTAAGTCACTGAAAGTGCAGGTCTTAGGTCGTAACCAACCCTGCTAAACACGGATGCCGTACGGGTCTCCGCCGTACCCGCACGACTCACGGAAACGGACCCGGCATAAGCATGAACAGATATTGTTTTCAATAGTTTATATATAAGGTACTATACTACAAAAATAGGGTACCAATCTTTTTAAGAAAGGTACCCTATTCTTTTAGAGTTTATACTAATTTTAAAGGTGGTATGATAGTATAATACAGTCAGTGACTTACAAATGGCTACGCCTATTACTAATCAACAAGACACCGGGATAGTGGCGTATATGTTTTCATCCTTAGGCTAGCAATCTCTTCCTCCTTCTGATCGAGTTCGTGTTGCTGCTGATCTATTACGGAGACAAGACGCATAACCAACCCTGTAGACCACGGAGTAGAGTGATTCTCATGGCTGCGCCTATCTCCCGGTCTTGGTAAACTATGGGCGTAGCCATTAGGGACAGCGTCGGGGACAGCGTCGGGGGCATGGGGATGTACCTCATGATTGTCCCCAAAGAATCCTTCTTCCATTCCGGGTAACACACCGGTACCACTTCGCACATAGACTTTCAGACCCTTGGGAGACTTAATCTCTCCGAAGTTCCTAGTGTCTTGGAGTGGGTGACAGCATGAATAGGCGGAGCCACATGTATGCTTGAGAGCGTGCAGCAATCTTGTACTCTTGCTTGTGCTCTTTTCCGAAGTTCCTGCGGAAATATTACCAGCATCCTGTCCTGACTCCGTCTGTGCTGCCCCTGTCAGTCCTGCCGCCTTCTGTCCTGACTCTGCGTGGTTCTTAAACCCTCCTGCATAACCAACCTGCACACCTGCATAAGCTGGCATACCCGGTTGCCATGATCTCTCATAATCATTCCTACTAATTATCATACTTCTCCTCCTTCTTAGTTCTTAGTTCTTAGTTCTTAGTTCTCCCTAACTCTTTGCACAGAAACCAACCCTATCCCCTGCTCCTTCCGAAGTCCCAGAGCATTATAGGCTACTTCAGACAGATCGATGCTCCAGTTTGACTTCTTCCTATCGGTAATCCGTACATGAATAGCCGCATGATTTTTTAGGTTCGTAATCTTAACCAGAGTCCCAAGCTTCCATCCGTTGAATGATGCTGAGTACTCGTTCCTATCATATGGCCTCCCATTCGCCATGATTTTTCCTTCCCTCTTTCTATTGTAGAAGGTAGCGTAGGTTGTCCCTGATGGTTTATGGACAGCATGGGGAGTAGCTTTCACTACCGATGTAGTCGGAGAAACTATTGCCAAAGCAACGTAAAGAATGTGTTCGAGCATCTTTATTTCCTACCTCCTTCTAGCCTTGTAATGTCCGCAAGCAGAGATTTTGAGAACTCACACAACTGGTTGAACGACGCCTCTTCTGTGTTGCCCGTCCTTTTGATCCACTCTTGCTTAAGAATCTTGGCAAACTCCTCTGAAGTTACAGATTCATAGGCAGATACAACTTGTTGTTCACTCATTTTTCTCCTTCGGCATGTACTTCGCTAGGTACTTCACTAGGTACTTCGCTTGATTCGGTAGCTCCGACGTGCTTCTCGCACACCGGTTGACGTGAAGAAAGGTTCTTACCAAACCTTCCTGTAATGAAGCGCCAAAAGGACGCTGGCTGTAAGCACTCTACACATCTCCGTGGTGTGCAGTAACTACTCATATGTTCGTACATATTCCTCCTTGTTTAAAATCTGAACTTCCTACTAGTCTATAGTTATCTACACGATCCACCTTGGTTGATCTTGTAACTATTTGACATTCTCATGATCTACTTAAGTTGATCTTGGATCAAATGCACTGGCTCATTCAACTTAGGTTGATTATCATCTTTATATTATATGTACGCCATACCCCTATGTTATGCGAACTGGATTTAACTTAAAATCAATTAGATGTGGCTTATTAACTGGTTTATACTGCTCATTGCATATCGACACATTATAGAAAACAGTTCCTGCTAACTCATTGTCACCAACTAAGACTCCACCTTGGTCTGCCCCTGCGTGGATGTGCCCGAAGATATGAAGTTTAGGTCTAACAACCTTAACCGTAGTTAACAACTCTTCGCAGCCTACATGTGCTACTCCCCATAGCTCTCCTACTTCATCCATAATACCAAAAGGCGGTCCGTGTGTTATAAGAATATCCATATCACGAGGTATTTTATCCCAATGCTTTTCAATCTCTGGTCCTCTTTGAACATTGAATGCCCAATTGTTGAACTTAGGCTGATAAGGACTTCCCCAAAAATTTACTCCATTAATAGTTACTCCAGAATCCTTAAGGTAGATGGTTTCTCTAAAAAGACTAAGACATTCTATCTCCTCATCTTCAAATAACCTGTCGTGATTCCCGGCGATTAGTATCTTGTACACATGAGGAAGTTTATTCCAAAAAGCTGCGAAATCCGCAGCTTCTTGTATACGATACCCCGCATTCATCAGATCTCCAGCAAAGATGACCACATCTGCGTCTGGAACTTTTACATTCTTGTGTAATCCGTGGGTATCGCTAAATGCTGCTATTTTCATTCTTCGCTCCTAGTCATTCCCTGTGGGAACGTATTCGGTACGTCTTTCATAACATCTTGAATCTCTTTCATCTTGAGGGCTATCTCATCTAAAGATACTGGGAACATATTCCAAGCATCTACACCAACATCTAGAGACAATGCAGACTCTTCTCGTGTAACCCCTTGAACACTTCTTGATAAACCATTGTGACTATGGCCGTAAAGCTGCCACGATCCTCTGTTTGACCCATTCCACGTTCTCAATGCATAATGACAAAGCACAATCTTGGGGAACCCGGCAGGGTGTATCTCTGCGATGTCTTTGTTCCAAATAAATAAGTCTCTCAAGTTCTTGTTATGGTCGATTAGTTCTTCATGATTACCTCTCACATAATAATGCTGCCCATTAAGTCTTTTAACAATACTAACTGCTTCTAATAGTGGAATAGTTCTCCAGAAAATGTCTCCAAGATGATAGACAAGATCGCCTTTCTTCACAACAGAGTTGTGGTTTTCAATCAACCCCTCTTTCATTTCCTCAATATCTTTGTATGGACGATTGCAAAACTTTATTACGTTGTTGTGTCCATAGTGCTCATCGGAAGTTAGCCAACAGTTGTTCATATTTCCTTCCTATTCAAAACCTTCATCAATCTCCCAATCTTCTGCGAGCAATTCGTCTGCACCCATCATGGCGTCCTGTGTAGCACCCTTGGGGGAGTGGAGTTGAACTACAGGAAATCTCTTCGGTATCAGCCACCAATATAGTGGAGGCCATTTAGGACGCCTTACCCGCTTCCCTTCTTGCATCCATTTCGCGGCTTGCTTAATATCTGCCATTATTTTGTCCTTTCCTTTCTATTCAAAACCTTTCCCACCACATTGACAGTTTTCATAACCATCTTCGTGATGGTCACTGCTACAATTCAAACAAAAACTTACTAGCTTTCCACATGTCTTTCCCGCTGAATATCCACAAAAACACTCATGCACATTCTCCCAAATAGCATAACCATTTCCTTCTATCTGGGGTTTGTAGTTATCACACGGCTGTTTCCCTACTGTAAACGTTCCCATATTGCTCCTTTCTTGGCGGGGAAGGTAGGATTCGAACCCACGATACCCTTTCGGGTATGCCGGTTTTCAAGACCGGAGCCATCAACCACTCGGCCACTTCCCCGCTCGGCCAACCCTCCATTAATAACCATTGTATCACATACCACATAAAAAAGCAATACCCTTTCGGGGATTATTTTAGATAGACTTCTCGCTAACATATTGTGGACATGGTGCCCAAGGAGAGAGTCGAACTCACACTGTGCGGCTTTTAAGGCCGTTGCCTCTTCCAGTTGGGCTACTTGGGCAATTTTATTGTCCGTGTTTCGGCTGGCCCCCGAAAATCTCTCGTCTATCCATCCCTTTACAGGTTCATAGCGCCGGACAATCTTGGTTGTTGTCTAGTAATTGCAAGTGATGATGGGTGGGCCTATATCGGGCCTAGGATCATAAAGAGGCATCGTTTGTGGAGTGTAAACGGGATAGAACGGCATCGGATATGTTGGCGGCGCTAGAACCTGCTCGTCTTCTGTAACTGTTACCCGCTTGATTACCTTGCCTTCTTTATTGAGTATCTCTGTCGTTGTTGTTTTCATTGCATCCTCCTGAATGTGTTTTGGTGCGAGCAGAGGGACTTGAACCCCCATGATTGCTCAATGGGTTCTAAACCCATCGCGTCTGCCAATTCCGCCATACTCGCATAGTTACTTTGGTGGGCAATGCTGGACTTGAACCAGCAACTTCCACCTTGTAAAAGTGGCACTCTACCATTGAGTTAATTGCCCGGTATTATATACCGTTTCATGTAAGATTTGTATCATATACATAGTGGTGGGGGAGGGTGGATTTGAACCACCGATTTCAGCCTTATGAGGGCGGCGAGATAGGCCACTTCTCTACTCCCCTAAACTTGGTCGGGGTACGTCGAATCGGACGACGACCACAGGTTTCCAGAACCCGGATGCTGCCATAACACCTTACCCCGAAACTGTTACTTACAACCTCCGGAACAATCAATTGGATGCCCTGCTCTGCACATTGTCTTTTTGTCCCGCTTCTGCACAAAGGCATACATTGTGTCTCCACCTTCCATTGGACACACAGGACATTGTACACGAAACTTGCAGGGCTTTCCAGCATTGCTTCCCGCTGTAGAGCTAGACTTCTTTTGTCGTGCAAGTTTGTTGATACCTGCTTGACGTGCTCCTACATCCATACGGGGTGCTCGACCCTCATCTTCCAAAAACCATGTAGTCATATCTTCCTTTCTGGGGTGAAGTGCCGGATTCGAACCGTGCGAAAACTGGATTCACAGTCCAGCGCATTAAACCTCTCTGCCAACCTCACCATAAATTTAGCAGATTTCCTCTTTCGGCCCTCTGCAAACTGTCAAACATGTTTTTCTGCACTATACCCCGGATGGAGTATTTTTCATCTCCTATCCTCATGCTGGTGGTCATGTTAGCACCGCTGGCTCATTAAATCTTAATGGCCCGTTCTGTTTCCAAGTGGGCCAATCTCAGGTTAACTTACATTAACCAATTCTGGCAACATTTCGTTGCTAGTCTCATTGTCATTACTGACAGTGATTCCTGCAAGAAGTGCTTCCATTAACGTTGAATTTTCATTCGCAGTTATTGTTTTCCGCTGTTAAGGTAGTCGGCTACCTGCATGTCCACAACACTTAACCAATACTGTCGAAACCTTGACGTGCCCATAAATTTTATTGGTGGACACGACGGGAGTCGAACCCGTGTCCAATATTACTAATTATTGCTTCATACATGCTTACTCGCAACGGGGTGCTAGCCGCCACACTAAACATTAGACTATACTAATAGCCTTCTCCTGCACTTGGATGAACCCCGAAGATTAAACTACTTTGACTCTTTCTTCAGCTTCTTAATTAGCTTCTTATCATCCTTCTTGTCCTCACGTTCAAACTTTCCGACAAGACCCTTCTTTGCTGCTTTCTTCTTAGCTGCCATTATTCTCCTATTTATTTTTGGTGGAGCGACCAACCCCTTATAATCCCGCCCCGCGCCCCTGCCCTACGTCCACCAGAGGATTCCCACTCCGGGCATTGCGCCCGGTAATCTAGCCTTCATACCGAAAGGCATGGGCTAGAAACTTGTTGACATTAAAGTGCTTACAACTTCTTGATGTCAGCCACGACTGCTGAAACATCCGCTTTGACTGTTGAAACAAAACTGGGAACCTTTGCTTGCAACGCTGTGAAGTCTGCCGTTACCTTCGCCTTAAAGCTGGCGTTCGAGAAGTATTCATATACTCCGATTGCAAGGGCTACTACTGCCACAATTTCAAATACCATATTTTCTCCTTAATGTTACTACAACGGGGGATTCACGCCCTCCACCAGCTAGTTATCATGGTCTAGCAACCCCTTTCCTGACTATAAGTACATTATACCACGTCTTTTCTAGTTTGTCAAGCCCTTTTTTGCCTCTTCTCCAACATTTTTTTCTGATCTGACACGATTTCCTGCACTAAATACCCAAGGTGATAGGCAAAAACTTCTTCTTCATGCTCGGCCTCTATCCATCTAAATATATTAGAAACAGTATGGTACGCTTCATGCACAATTTGATTTGATAGGGCATCGGTATGCAGAAACAGGTAACTTCTGGCTCTATTTGTAGAATACAAGTGAAAACCTCCAGAGTCGGAAATTTCCTCTAATCTATGGGCGGTTAGGTTTAAGCCATCTCGTTTTTTGAATTATGGCTTTCACTGCTTCTCCCAGATTGTTTACGAAGAACAGATACACTCTGTAGTCAAATGGAGGAAAAGGAATCATTGTCTCTGCCTCAATTGCCGGTATTTTTTTTTATAATAGATTTCTTCATATTATTTCTCCCAACAGTTGCCAATATGGAACTCAGACTTCATTTCCACCTTGTGCATCTTAACCGCTGCCGCACGTTTGAACGCATCGCTGATTAGCTCGGCCACGATCTTACCAAATCTTTTTGGACATTGAACCACTAACTCATCATGAACAAATTTCAGAAGTTTAGCCTTGTATAGAGGCAGTGTATTCCACAGGTACGGTATACCATTGGCATCAACAGCGGAAGACATCGCCAGCTTTGCAATTGTGGCATTCGTTCCCTGAATAGCATGGTTCTTCCCTTGGCGCTTGGAACCGTTTGACATTTGGTAATAGCTTCTTCCAATCTCGTTTGCGTTCGGCTGGCGATGAGATAGCTCATACATCTCTCCAGCATTCGGCTTTCTCTTCTTGATTATTAGGAAGGTTTCAACATTCTTCTCACAGTCCGCAATTGGCAAACGAAGCTTGTCTTCATTATACTCTTTACAGTTTTCTAGTGCGCGTGCTCTAGTTGGGACAGGAAGAATTCTGCGTCTCCCATAGAGATCAAACGCTTTCTGCTTTTGCATCGCGTCGGTTCCAGACTTCTCAAGATAGGCCCAGATATTGGGGTTCTTCTGCTCGTGTAGGGCCATTAGAACCTTAGCCTGTGCCAGAGTCTTCTTAATTTCTGTAGCAAGTTTGCCCGGACCTCCACCATATGCTAGCAAGAAGTTTGTGCTCTTATTGTCTCCTCTGCGTGACCCTGTGTAAAGGACAATTACATTTCTTCCTTTGCGGTGTTCCTGTAGCATTCAGCTTGAAGTACTCGCAATCCGGAAGTGCTTCTTTTGGCCACTCAACTTCATAAAGAAGTTCTGCTCCCATAGAGTGTACATCTTCATCTCTGGAGAACGCCTCAATCCAACGGGCGTCATCTGCTGCCTCTGCAATAATTCGCAGTTCTGCTCCAGACATATCGTCAGTGATAATTACATATTCTTCAGCGTGAGTTGTACATGTTTGCCCACATTTATTACACCAGTATGCAGAACCATTCCACTCTGTTTCGCTTTCACAGCAATCGCTGATTCGTATCGACTCATCAGGAGGATCGGCTATAAAACAACTGCGAACCTCTGTGTCCTGCGGTAAGTTCTGCCCATTAGGTTTAGAAGAACTGCTACGACCCGTCTCAGCGTCATATTGGTTAAATTCAGAGTGCAGCCTTCCATCGCCGGGGTGCAGCCATCCCTCTTCCTTGCTCGGCTTTGTCTTCCATTCTTGCGCCCACGCATCGCCATAGGTTCCAATCTCTTTAGCAAGGCCGTGATATTCCTGTATCTTACCTAAAATTGGAACAATTAGCTTCCATTTCTCCATAACCTCATCATCAAGGCTATCGATTGCTGGCCTGGTTTTGCCAGTAAATTTCTTATCTTGTCCTTTTTCCTTAATAACCAAACGCGGCTCATTCTCAACAAGGACTTTCAAAAGCTGAGCGCCAGAGTTGTAATTAATAAGTGCATCTCCTTCACACTGGTCAATCAGCTTAAGAATTTGTGTACGCTTTTTTCTTAACTCCCCATGCTTCTTTTTCAGGTTTTCTTTGTTTTCTTTACGCTTCGCCTCAAGCGTAACAAGTTTCTCCTCTAAAGAAGCACAGTTTAAATCGACTATTCCGGTTTTTTTCTGTTCACGTAGCGTGGCCTTAATTATAAGGTTTAGTTCAATCTCTTTTTGACTAGGAGCAGTTAGTGCTTTCCATGCAGCCTCAAGAGTATCAACCTCTTCTTGACTGATGCTCTCGGTTTTTGAGCCGACCAACGGCAAAAAATACTCATCAAGTTCATGAAGAACTTCTGTGAATCGAATCTTGCGTTTAGCTACCCTTTCAAGCCATTTTTCTCGATCTATTCTTTCGCCATGAACGTGCATATCCACAAATGATCCAATTGCATCGTTCTCAATCTGGCAAATCTCCCTAAGATTGTCTCCCAAAAGAAGTTGATCCAACTCAGTAAGCAGTTTTGCTTTCTCAGGATAACCTGCGTCACGCAGTGCTCCCGGAAGCCAACCCGCTGTGATTAGATTTTGCACCGCTTTTATCGCCAATGGGATGCGAGTATCCAATGCAGCATACTCATACTGAGCGTCAGATAGTTCATCATCCAGATTAAAAGATGTCTGTAATGTTTTGTCAATACTCTTATGAAAGTATCTTCCTAACATCTCTTCCATAGAGTAAAACCCGTAGTTCTTTAAAGATGCTTGTCCACCTAACCCAGAATATATACATTTTTCTACCATCATGCAATCATAGAATCCATTAGTACGAATTCCAAAGTTCCAATAGAAGCATTGATATTCAAATGCCAAGTTCACGCCGACCTTAGTGATCTCATGTGAGCATACAAACGGAACCAGTTTGTTTAGTAAGTCTTGCAGCCGGGGGGCTTTGTCAAGATTCTTGCCATAATCACCTTGGCAATCATAAAGAATATCTGAGCTACCATCACAAAACTCCTTTAAATCAATAACATACTGCTCCTTACTATCACCAAACTGTATGGTCCTTACTCGCCGCCAATAGAAGTCGTTAACTACCGTTGTTTCCGTATCCCACCCATATTCCTTATGTGTCGAAAGGAAGCTGCAGTAGACTTGCTACTGATTCATCGTCAACAACTCTCGTTATATTAGGTGGGGGATTGAGAATCAATGGTGTGCGTTCTTCATTAAGCATAGAGCCATTCTACCATGGAATGGCTTTAAAGTCAAGATTTAAAAATTTAAATCTTCTAAGTCCTTTAGATTTACGGTTACTGTGGGAGTCAGTGTAAACTGTATGGCACTTGAGGGGCACTAACTGATAATATATTAAAAACCATATATTAATATTTTCTGTGTTTTCGCTTTTTGTTCGCTTTCTCTATTTACAAAAAATTTTATTTTTAAATTAATAAGTCTTTTATAATCAAAGACATATCTGGGTTATGGGAGACATATTTAAAAAATGGACTTGACAAATTTCAATTACCGTGTTACAATAATATTGTTCGTGACCGAAACCCCAACTATGTAATAACAGGGGTGTGTACGTTTTGGCGAAGCCTGATCAGTTGTGGGGAGTTTGGTTAGATTATCCGGATTATCTTACTTTCTATGTTTTTTTTGCAATAAAACTTGACAAATAGGCAGTTCTGTGGTACAATATAGAAATATTGAGTCCATTGTGTAGTATGGAGTATCTAACAAGGAAGAACTATGAAGTTAATGACGGGTTGGATTGGGAAGGACTTTAGGAAAGCTAGATTTGGGAATCAGAATGCTAGATCAAAGACAGAAGAAGCACTTCGAAAACGAGCAGAAGTTGAATTACTAAAACCTGACCCGGTTGTTGAGCATTACCCAAAAGAGGCGAACCTATGGAAACGGGTCTTTAAAATTCCTGAAAATAAGGGAATTTCTTAAGATAAAAATAAAACACAGATATTTTTGTTGGGTTGAATCAAAAGGAGTTACCTGCCAAAAACTTGACAAGGAATTTTTAGTGTGTTATAATTGAATTATAGAGAGAAAATAATTATAGAGAAAAGGCAGCAGGCTCCTCCTAGTTGTGAATATAGGCGCGAAAACGTCACCACAACTACCTGCTGTCTGAATTATTATCATATGGGAGGCGGGGGGAAGAGTGCAATGCTCTTCCCTCAAGAATTGAGCAGAGGGACGAATAGGTGGAAATCTGTTAAATTTATGATGAGACGGAGTTTATCGAAGTTGCTTCCAAGAATTCCACCAGGACTTGCAGCGAATGTGGGAGCCTATCTGGACCTACAGGGTTTGCAGGACTGTCGGTAAGGCAATGGGTGTGTTCGTGTGGAGCGAAGCACGACCGCGATATAAATGCGGCTCGTAACACTCTATTAGCTGCGGCAGGATATGCCGTCGAGAGTTACGCATAAGCGTAACGTCTGAAATCCCCACCTTTAGGTGTACGGAGTATCAGTAGTATGGAAGACAATATGAAGAAATTTTTGCTAGGACTTGTTCTAATTTTCTGTTTTGCAGTTCCAGTTGCATCGCAGGCACAGGTGGTGGTTGTTGTACATCCCCACCACCATCATTACAATCACCATCATCACTATCCCCGTGTGAATTAAAGAGTTATGAACCCTACCAACGATTGCCCCCATGTCTCACAGGAATGGGTTCGGAGGCAATGGGAAGTATACCATACCGTTAGGAAGAAGAGGACGAGTATATGATACATGCTACAGTTTGTAATCACAACTTAAATGGCACAGATCGAGACGTAGCTGCTGCCGAAATGAGGCAGGCTATCAAGGATCAAGCGAAAGCCCAAGAGAACTCTTTCCCTTCTGACCACGTTGTAGATGCAATTGTCCCTAATAGTTTTGTAACAAGTCAGACAAGTAAAGAGTAATAAGGAGAAACAAATGACAAATGTTGCTATTCCAGTAGTCTCACCAGTAGTCTCACCAGTAGTTCCAGTAGTCAGTGCACCCGCGACTGAAGAGCTAATTTCTAAAGAGAGGGCAAAGAATAATTTTCCTTCACAGTCGCCGTATGCTGTAAAATCTTCACAAAAAGTAGCAGAGTACAAGGAAACACCAGTAGTTTCTGCTAAAGTGGAAAGCCAGTATCCAAAAGTTGCACATGTTTCATAAGTGATTGGTGCGCCGGACGAACGTGTTAGCCGGGCGAATCACTCAATTAATGCTCCAGTAACTAAGTAATAGGAGAATAAATGTTTTCAATAATTATTTGTCTTGTGGGTCTGTTGGTGTATTTGCTAACTCCAGTGCCAACCCCTATTAATCCAAGGGTAGCAAGGGTTACAGATGTTGGAAGGATTATGTTTTTTCTTGGTTTAGCTGCTTTGTTGCTGCTAACTGTTTTGGGACATCCGTTTTTGCTTCCTCATTTGTTTTTAAACTAGTTTAAACAGGACCGCTGCATCTTAACATGCTTAAAAATTGCGGCCACGGGAGGAAAACTCCCGATTTTTGTGGGGGAAGGATAAATGTTCTTCCCCCTTAACACGGTATAACATGGACGCAAAAGGGCCAGATGTTTTCTAGAGTGAAGATAAAGCGGGGAGCATTGGATCACTTTAGGAAAAAAGCGAGAGCGGCCTTTCCTCTAGAAATCCAAGCGTACATGATTGGAAAGATTGTGTCTGTAAATGAAATCGACGTTACCAAAATTGTTTATACCACAGAGTATGGTGTACAGACTCGTGGGAGTGTCAGTTGGTACTTGTCAGATTTAAATGCAGCAAAAATTAAAGCCAGTAAGATGGGTCAGACTATCGTTGGAGACATACACAGCCACCCGTCATGGGATGCAGTGATGTCGAAGGATGATTATGCCGTCTGCATAAGAGAGGCGTATTCTATACAAGGGATTGTATCTGTCAGTAACAAAAAGCGAACACGTATTCATTTTTGGACACCAAATTCAGCACTAGAGTGTCAAATAGTCTACATTTAAGAAATCACTTAACTCTGGAGGGAGTAAATGATAGAACCAAATCCAGTGTTATTAAAGAACACACAAGAAGAGATTGACATATTATAGAGGAATCTGAAGAGGATGTATCTTCTGACCCCAGTATTCCAGAGTATCCCGAAGATCAAAAGTTTTGGGACCAGATGCGTGTTGAGAATACAGAGTTAAAGAACATCTTAAAGACAAAGATTCTGGATAACCCAAGAGTTTCAAATCTTGAACTTCTTGAAGCGTGTCGAATAATTGCCTCGATCAACTATGTGTATGTACAGGAAGGTTTGTTACATCGTGTAAAACGTACAACACCAACAATTCTAGAAAGCCAGAAGAAATATTATGAAGCTTACGAAGAGTTGTTTAAAAACAGGGACAAGGAAAGATTAAGAGTAAGGCGCGGGTATTTAAGAAAGCGAATCGAGCAGGCTAAAAAGAAGGTGATTTTAGTTCACCCAGATATTGTAAAATCATGGGTAGCCGAATTAAAAAGGATTGAAACTCACCTTAAAAAGAGAATAAAAGTTAAGGTTCCCGCAGATGAAGCTATTCTTATTGCCTCTGAAGAAACCAATCAACGTGTGCAGCAGATATTAGCAGATATTGCATCGGGCCTTGTGGGAGGGGAATAGTGCGAATTTTTAGAACAATAGATCGCATAGAAAGTTTGTTAGAAGCAAACAACATATTACTCCAGCAAGTTAGCCATAGAATTAGTTGGCTATTAGCGCATCACAGTTTTACAGTTAGTATTTATCAGGAGACTCAAATGGCACTTGGAAATATTTCAGCCGGTACTACCGGCACTTTTGTAGCAGTTCTTAACGATAACGGATCGCCTATTGCTCTGCCTACTACATCAACTTTCGCATGGTCATCGTCTGATGCGACCGTAACCTTTACTGAAAGCACGGATACAACTACTGTAGTAGCATTGGTTCCAGCCGGTGATCTTGGGACTAGCGTGACTATTACAGCCTCAACTGTAGGTCCAGACGGTATAACTTATAGCGGTTCTGTTACCGTGGCTCTTACTCCTGTTGCTCAAGCATACACAGTAACAGTTACCCAGTCGGCATAAGATGTTCCTGATTAATTCGGAGGAAATATGGGAGCATCTTTTGAAGTAGACATAGTTGAAGCGCAGAAATTTCAAAGCGTGTGGGACTTCCGGGGGGTAGCTATTCCGCTGCCTCCCGAAGCCGCATATTTTGCAAGAGATTTTGCTAATGTAGTTATACGAAACTTCATTGAACTTTGTCAGCAACAAGCAAAGGAAAAGAAAGAGTTAAAGAAGGTTACTCTTTTGTAGTTTAAAAAAAAACACAGGGGAAACTATGGTAGAGCAACTTAAAAATAAATGGCAGCAGAGTATTCCAGAGTGGGTCAAAGTTGTTACTCCTCTTCTTTTTGGGTTACTTAGTATGACTTGGTGGTTAAGCGCGCAGAACACAGCGATTGATAAACGCTTGGCAGATATTGAAGCCAAGCAACAAGAAATGTCTCAAACCTATGCTAAAGAAAATAATGAGCTATTTCTTTTTGGGCAGAGGATTGGAATTATTGAGACTTACTTACATTACCAAGAAGATCGCCACGGGCATTCGGGAGAATTTCCATTACCGGTGATAGAACTTCCGGCTAACTAGGATGTTTCTCCGGCCCAATGGCAGAGCATGTGAGAGGAGCCAATGGAAGAAATCTATAAAGACAAAAATCCCGGCTCTGTTTGGGTAGGCGATGATAACGATTATCTAAAAATTCAAGGCAGAGATGGTTGGGCAGCAGCAAGAATGTGTAAGTATGGTCCCGGAGGTCACCAACAAACATTGGGATATACTACACGGGGAGCACCCAAAGGAAAAAATTATCTCTCCGTTCAAAAAGGAAATCATCTTGCAGTAAATCTTATTGACACAACTGATCCGAACTTCGTTCCCTTCGAATGTATAAAGATCGCACTAGACTTCATCAAGGCGAAACTACAGGAAGGGAAAAAGGTTTTGGTTGCTTGTAATGCAGGACATTCGCGCGGCCCCTCAACGGGGCTTGCCTTTTTGCGTTCGGTAGGAGATATGCCTTATAGTTTTGGTAGAAGCGAGACTATTTATCATACAATATATCCTAAGTATAGTCCAAACATGGGCATAAGACAGATTATTAGAGAACATTGGTCAGAATTGGACGGTTTGGAGATTTCAGATGGCAAATGATAGTGCATTAGACAGCATAAAGGATCAAGTTTCAAATGTAGAGAGAAATCTTTCAGATACATTTCATGTGCCTGATATTTCCAAAGCGTTAGATACAGTTTCCGATACAGCCGAGAAAGCAGTTAATACAGGGAAAAATCTTGTTGACAAAGCAAAAGCTTATGTAAATAAAACTGCCCCTCCCCCCGCTCACACACCAAGTTACAAAGACGGGACAGATTACGTTCCTAAAACTGGACCAGCTAAATTACACAAAGGTGAAGCTGTTTTAAATAAAGAGGATGCTAAAGAACATCGTAAGGAAAAAGGAAATGACATGTCAAAAGAAAGTGTAATGAAGGAAGCTACCTCTTCCATGGCAGGAAAGAAAGAAGAGAAGCCCAAGAAAGAAGTTGAATCCATTCATACTCGCCACGCAAAGAACGGTGGGTATATTCACACTCACCACCACACACATCCAGAGCATCATCCAGACGAGGAACACATCTCAAAGGACCAAGATGCAATGGCAGACCATATGTTGCAGAACATGGGACAGCCTAACCCCGGAGAAGCAGAGGCAGATGCGGGGCAAAGCGGTATTCCCGGAGACGCGGGCGCAGCAGGGGCCGGTGCAGCAGGGGCAGGTGCAGGAGCGCCACAAGCAGCATCAGCAACTCCTCCACCAGCAGCAGGAGCACCGCCAGCAGGTGCATCTCCTATGGGAATGTAAGGAGATATTATGGCAGGAAAAGAAAAAGTTGAACTATCCAATCATAGGGTAGTGATGCATTTACACAAGGGCGGATTGCATCGAGCACTGGGGATTTCTGAAGATAAGGATATTCCCGAAGAAAGGTTAGATACTGCTTTAAATAGCAAGAATGAGCATGTCAGAAAAATGGCTTCCCTTGCAAAGACAATGAAGAGTTGGAAGAAGTAAGGAGTTATATGAGTCTGTTACCACCCAGTGATAAAAATTTAGACAACGGAAATCAAGTGACGACACAGGCAGCAAGTAAACCGGCACCGGCATCTCCAAAACCTGCTTCAACAGGAAAAACGGTAGCAAAGGATTCTCTTGGTATAATTGGGGCGGCATTAAGCGGGGCCAGTAAAGGTGCTTCATCCGATAGCTCTGGAAGTCAAAGTCAAATGGCTCATCATTTTGAGCCAGCAAGCTACAAAACAGGCACGGCATACGTTCCCAAAACTGGACCAGCGATCTTACATAAAGGTGAAGCAGTTATTCCGGCCAGCGAAAATAAGTCTGAAGGAACGGTTTCTACCCATAGAGCACTTATGCACCTTAACCATGGTGGATTGCACAGGGCGCTAGGTCTTAAAGAGAGTGACGGAATTCCCAGAGAGAGTGTGGAAACGGCGCTTGGAAGCAAGAATGACCACGTAAAGACCATGGCCGGACTCGCCGGTGTGGTGATGGGACCGAAGGAACAGAAGGAACCGAAGAAAAAGTAATGCATATCTGGGAGGGTCATGCAGATCAGTAAATTAGAACAACTTTATGAAGAGTGCAGACATCTCCCTCATTATCAATACAGAGATATGGACGATGAAGAGTTTTCCAAACGAGCAGTAACTAGTTTTGGGCGATTGAACGAGAAAAATAGAAACATAGTCCTTAACTCTTGGAGCAAGAAACTCGGAAAGTCCAGTGGTGAGTTGGATGCATCAGATATTCGTAAACTTGTTGTTTACAGATTTGCGGCCCAGACTAACCTTTATTTTTTATGTCATTTACTTGAGAAGTATGACCAGACAACACTGCAAACACACGAAGAGATTTGTAATGACTTCTTCGTGCATAAAGACCCAACATTTTCAACATTTGAAGCATTTGCTAATCAGTACTCAGACCTAAAGGAAAGGCTTTTGTTAGTGCCACGTGGAGGATATAAAAGTTCGATTGACATTGCTGATTGCGTACAATGGACCATTTGTTTTCCAGCAATTACAATTCTTATTCTTACGGGAGTTTATAAACTATCAGGAGATTTTCTTGGGGAAGCGAAGCAACATTTTACACATGATGAGAGTGGACAGAAAGACGATAAGGGCGATGTAATTTTACAGCCTCGTCAAATAATGGATAAGAAAACTGGTGAATGGTCCGATAGCATGTTTCAGGTTCTTTTCTCTGAGCACTGCATTCCACCTAATACTGGAACACAGTTTGAGTTTCAGACACCGGCTGGTGGAGATGACAAAGAGCCAACAATTAGAGCGGCGTCTATTGAACAAGCCTTATCTGGAATGCACTTTGGTGTGTTGAAGTTGGATGATGTGGTAACAAACGAGAACAGCCAAAATCAAGATCGAATTAGGACCATTAATAATCAAATTAGTATTAACAAAGCTATGTTGAATCCTTATGGATTCTTCGATTTAATTGGGACTTGGTATGACGAGTTCGACCAGTATGGAATTACGGTAAGACAGGAAGAGAAGTTTGCTGAAGAAGAGGGATTAACGAATAATATCCACGGTTCAGTTGATAGTGGAATTTTTAATAGCAGTGTATTTGTCAAGGTTTATTTGCGGTCTGCATGGTGGCCTACGGATGAGGCTAAGAAATCTGGAAAGGTAGACGATGAGATGACCAAGAGCGATTATGTTCTTTGGTTTCCCGAACGCCTGAACTATGAATTCTTAGAGCGCGAGTGGAAGAGAGATGAGGGCACTGGCAACTTTGCTATTAAGTATTTAAATAATCCTCGTAAAATCAATAATGTTAAGTTCCCTCGGGAGCTACTAGTACGGCGTACCATTCCTCATTATCAGTTTCCGCAGCAGGGAATAGTGGTCACAGCGGTTGATACCGCGTACAGCGTCAAGTCTTGGGCAGATTATACAGTTGCAATGACTGCGTTGATTTTTGGTGGACGCTTCTACGTTATTAACATGGTTAGGGGAAAGTATAACGAGTATGACTTACCGAAGGTAATTGCTAATGTTGGTTATAAATGGAAGCCCAAGAGAATTGCCATTGAGGACTCCGTTGGGGTCAAATGGATGGGTCGAGAACTCAGACGAGAAATGGATGCACTCAAAATTTCTATTCCTGTCGAATTCTGCTCGTTGGGCTATGGTACAAAACTTCGTTCGAAGCAGCTTAAAGCCAAACCCGTTCTCAGATTACTAGGGGATGAACGTTTGTATTTTCTGAATTCCTGTGAAGGACTGGCAGAAATTTACACAGAGATGGAGCAGTTCACAGGGACTAGTGATGATAAGCACGACGACATTGTGTCGGCCATTTCTCTTCTAGTCGAGCAGTTTGGCGGCTATGCAGACATGGACAGAAAAATTAGTATAGCTTCTTCCGATTTTGCAGCCGATGCGAAGTCGAAGGCTCGGCACGATATGATTTATTGCGCCGGGGAGTATGCGAGTCTCAATCAGAACGGAAGCGAAGACCCGAAAACGGCCTATGCATTACTGAACAGCCCGGCACAGCAGGTGCAGGAAAAATATGCTGACCCTTTTAGCGATTTGATGGGATGACCGGAGGCTGTGTGACCCCTACTCTGAATGAACTAAAAAAGAAAGTTGTGGAAGACTATCAAAGACAGCTTCCCGGAGAGCGTTTATATGGAAAAATCTTTTCTGTCTACGTTCTTGACAAATACGCAAAATTATTGCTACGGATTTACAGAAAGGTAGAAACGCGAAAGGAACACTAATGATGGATAATGGTTTTTATACATATCTCTGGTTAAGAGAGGACGGCACGCCGTACTACGTGGGAAAGGGGCGTGGCAAACGTGCATTCCGTTGCGGAGCGCCCCCTGCGGAACGAGTGATAATACAATATCACCCGAGTGAGCGGGATGCACTTGTTGCGGAAGTATTTTTTATTGCATACTACGGTCGTAAAGATTTAGGAACTGGGTGTTTAAGAAATTACACGGACGGTGGAGGGGGAGTAAGCGGTTGGATTTGTTCTGCTGAAGCAAGAGCAAAAATGTCTGCTTCGAAAATGAATCATGCAACATCAGATGAAACAAGAGCAAAGCTGTCTGCTTCTAGGAGAGGAAAGGTAGCATCCGATGAAACAAGAGCAAAAATGTCTGCTTCTAGGAGAGGAAAGGTAGCATCCGATGAAACAAGGGAAAAAATGTCTGCTTCGAAAATGAATCATGCAGAATCAGATGAAACAAGAGCAAAAATATCTGCAAATCATGTAGGAATGAAAGGAAAAGTTCATTCAGACGAGACTAAAGCAAAAATTCGACTTTCTAGATTAGCCTGTATAGAAAAACGTAAGCGAGAGGAGTAAAAATGGCGGAAATACAGCCTGACGGTGGAAATCAAACACGCGAACTCACTCCTATGGACTATGGGGTAGGGGGTGATCTTAGGACATCTGATGCCGAGGTTGCTCTTGTTGTCGGCGCTGCCAGTAAAGCCGAAAGTTTTATTAGTGACAAGCAGTATTCTCTTTTATGGCGTGATGCTGATTTGCTTTACCAGTCTCCTCGTCCCATGTCAGTCTACGAAAACACGTATGTTTTAGAACCCAACGTGCAGCGGTTTACAGTCGCAAAGGTTATGAATTCTATTGTCCCCCAATTGTACAAAGGACTTTTCTATCAAGACCCACCGATGGTACTACGTCCCCACCCAGGTACGTCTCAGAACGTTGTTGATGCAAAAACGGCTCTATTTTCCGCATTGCTCGATGATTGTGGATTTAAGATGGAGGTAAAATATGGGCTGGAGCAAATGGCGCACTTAGGGACAGGTATTTGGAAGTGGGGTATAGAATACAAAGAAATTATTACTAAAACCAGAATTTCCACTGTGAGCAAGCTTCCGTCCGGCCCTTCACCGGTAGAGCTTCAGAGCATTGTTCCCACGAAAGATGCCCCAAAAATTACAACCACGAGCAGATGGGTTCCTCGTCCGTTTTTTGAGAGCAGAGAGATTAGCAAAGTATTAGTGGACCCCCATTGTTCTGTGGGTGACATTCGTAGAGCAAAGTTTGCTGTAGATGTCCGGTACATGAACTATTATGAGTTGCTCGATCTTGTAAAGGGCATCGAAGCACTTCCAGATGAGCATCCTGATAAGGAGGGGTGGTCACTTCCCAGTGAGGCAGAGTTGCGGTCATGGTTTATGCCGCCAACGAATGCCGGAATATCAGAAGCCTCTGCTACAGATCGAGCCACATATGTAGAGGGAATTGTTCACCATGCAGAGGAAATGAATATTCAAACTTCTCCAGATTTGCTGATGAAGTCGATGGAGACGCTAGAGTATTGGGACAAGAAGAGAAAGATACTTGTTATTGATCGTAAGCACAAGCTGTGTTCTCAAAAAAATACATTTAGTTGCCTTCCTTTCTTTTCGGCAAATTGGTGGAATCGTCCGAAAGCATTTTATGGTATGGGTCTGGGCCTGATTGTTGGACAAAATCAACGTGTGGATCAGGGCACCATTAATGCTATTCTGAAGATTCTGTCATTTGGTGTAAACCCAATTTATTTGCGCAAAAGGGATTCAAACTCGCCTACGCAGATGATACGTACTGGGTTGGGTAAAATCCTGACAGTTGACGGGGAGACTAAAGACGCTTACCATCTGTTAGAAGCGCCCAAGGTTCCTTCAGATGTGTGGTCGGCACTGTCTGAATCCGAGAAGGCCACAGAAAGTAGCTCCGGTGCTGACTCGCAACTTGTGCAAGGTTCCACAGCAGGTCCAAGATCATCGATGGGGCGCACAGCTACTGGGGCAACTCAGCAAGCAGGTGCAAGTGCAACTCGATTAGATGGTCCTCTGGACAATTTTATCGAGCAGGTCTTTAAGCCGTGGTTGTACAGACTTGATCAATTAGTGTTCGAATTTTTCTCTGACGATGAAATCTTCCAGATTTTAGGTGTAGAGAAAGGTAAGGACTTCGAATTTGATATGCAGGAATTCCACGATGCAGTAATCGAGTATGAGGTTCTTGCGGGCGCATCGCTGGCAGCGAAGAGAACTATGAGTCAGTCGATGACCTTGATTACTCAGATTTTTGAGAACCCAACCATTCAGCAGAATCTTGCGGAGATCAATGAAGAGTATATTGACTTTAGAGAAATTCTTAAGATGTGGATGGAAGCGAGTGAGTGGAAGAATTTCAATGATATTGTGAAACCATTGACGCAGGCAATGAAAGCAAAGCAGGCACAAAAATCACAAGCAGCACAACAGCAGGGTAAGCAAGCTACACAATCTGCTATTAGTGCTCAGAATGCTAGTCAGAAAGCGCAGCTTCAAGAGCAATCAATTCAGGGCAGAATACAAGAGCGATTGATTGTGGGCGCTGTTTTGAATAGTGCAAAAGGAGAGGCCAACGAGGGTACTCCCGATACGGGGGGTCTTGGTGGTGAAGAACCAACGGTAGAGTAAGTAAACCGAACGGTTACTGTTTAGTTTGTAACCGTTCGGTCCTGAATTAAAATTGCCGTCTCTAAAATAACCGATAAATTGCGATGTTATTCGGCGCAAAGACGGCAGCATTCTTAGGAGAAGAGGATGATAACAACCGAGAATAATTTGAAGACATATGAGCCGGAGATCAGTCTTTCGGCTCAAGAAATAGGCGATTTGTCAGGGATTGTTTATCATCCCGGTTTTGCAGTTTTTCAGAAGATTGGAAAATCGACTGTAGACAGGTTTATCTTGGCGTGGCTCAATCAGAAGACCGATGCAGATATAATCGAAGCGCACAGATCGGCTAAGGTTGCCGCACAGTTGTACACGATGCTCATTAATCGGATTAATCAGGAAGTGACTGATTATCGAGACACGGTAAAGGAAAATAGCAAACCAGTTGATTCTGGTGAATCTTTGGACATGGGAGAAATTGCAGCAGAAGACGTTGGGGAGGCGTTTATCTAATGGCAGATGAAATTGTAGTAGAGCAGCCTGTAGTAGAGCAGCCTGTAGTAGAGGTTGTAGAGGAGCCTTTGGTAGAGCAGAGGTACACTTATCAGCCCAAGGATGAAACTGGACGGTCCATAGGTGGGCTTCAAGTAATCAAGTACCATACACAAGAAGAATTAGTAGAGAAGTTCCAAGAGCAGAACACCCTCCTTATTCGTAAATTACGTAAAGAGACGCGCAACAATCGTCTTGGCATTCTGGAGGATGAACCTATTTCCGATGATGCCCAACGTTTTACGGGTGCGGTTGAGTTTAAGCCCCGTGAACTGAGCAATGAGGAGCGTTATGAGATTGCTCATAAACTTTTGGACCCTACCACGGCGTATGAAGCAACAGAGACTTTGATTGAAGCTGGAGTAGGAGCGCCTCTTAAAGTTATTGGTGAAACTTTACAGGGAGTACAGCAAGATAACATTAAACTTCGTGCAAGAATAGAAGTTGATTCTTTCATTGCAGAAAACCATGATTATTATAAATGCTCTGAAAATCAGGAAGCAATCATAGCATGGATGCTTCGGTATGATCTTGCCCCAGTTAAAGAGAATTTTCAGAAGGCATATGACACCCTGAGAGCACAGGGCGTGCTTATTGAGAGCGGTGCCGTTGAGGAGATTCCTGTGGCAGTAGAATCAGTGGTCGTTCCGGTAGCGGAACCTGTTGTAGAAGTTGTCCATGAATTGTTACCAGTAGCCGAGATTCCTATCAGGGTTTCAAGTGGGTTGACAAGGGCCAACTCATCAGATGTTGGTGTGGTCCGTGCTCCCGGAAGCGGGATCGCCTATGAATTTATTCAGGACGGTCAAAAGAAGGTTTTTACCGGACTTGCAGCCGTGCAAGCTATGCCAAGTGACGAGTATAAGCGTAGACTTCTTACTGACAAGACTTTTGGTGTAGAAGTAGACAAGTTGGAAGCAGCAGCGAGAAAGAGGTAGGATATGACAATTCGTGAGTATCAGGAGAAGGATGCTTGCGCGGTCTGCGCTATAAATCGTGCTTGTTTCAAAGATGCAGAACCAGATTCAGAACTTTTAGAGGATTTGAAGAAGTATAAAACGTGGGTTGCTGTGGCAGAAAATGGATATATTCAAGGATTTATCTCTGGACATGTTAAACACGGTATACCATACATCGACAATGTTTCTGTTCTTGAACTATATAGAGGAATGGGTATAGCAACAGAACTTATAGAGACGTTTGAAAAGAGTTTTAGTTGGCGGGATAGTCTGGGTAATGGTACGGCGTACTGGCTTCAAGTAGCATCGGACAATCCGGCGCAAAGGTTGTATTTTGATCTTGGATACAGGGTTGAATCTGTAGACGAGAATTTTTATGGCAGGGGAAAACATGCACTATGCATGCACAAAACTGCTTAGCAATAAATTGGTATACGATACGCTTTTTCTATATCGCGTATCATATACATTGGTATCGCAGTGGATTACTGTAGAGCCACCAAATTAGCGTGAGGGAACTAAAGCCGAAGTCTAGGCCAAAGGCAGAGAAAGCACAGTCGGATTACTGGAGCAATTAACTGACGCAAGGGACTTAAATTCTTAGTAACTCTTGGAGGAGAAGTTTTAGGAGTTTTTTGTACTAAGGGAAATTACAATGGCTAGTTATTCACCATCAAGTAATGGACAGTCAAACCTGCCTCAGTCAACGGTCAAATATTATGACAAAAAGTTCCGCGAGAATCTGAAGGCGCAAACACCATTTGTGGCGTGTTCCGAACGTTTGGACCTACCTACAAAGAATCGTAACCAGTACGAGATTAACTCCTACGCTACGGCGTAAAATAAATGTCCCGTACTACAAAATAAATCTTGCTATATCGGTGGACATCTGTTATAATACAGACAATACCGAGGAAAGATTCAGAATGCCCTATGTAATATCCCAAAAGGAGGCAATATGTCAGATAAAGCTAAGTACGCTTATTTAGCAGGCATAATAGACGGCGAAGGCTGTATAACCATTGGTGCAGGTAAAAAAGAAACTTGCATTAACTACAATGCTCTTTTGTTAGTACAAAATACTAGCAAGGAGTTAATTGATTGGTTACAAAAGCATTTTGGCGGTCACGTTTATTTGTCTAAAAAAGAGACAGCTAAAACGAAAACTGCTTGGATGTGGAGATTTACAAAGAAGAGTGAAATTAAACGAACTTCTTCTTGCAGTTCTTCCATCCCTAGTGGTTAATAAAGAGCAGGCGAAAATCTGTACTAAATTTTGTACGAATGGATCGCACAGATGAGAGTCCGAGATACGAAGGTTATCATATACAAAAATGAGCCATCAGTGAATACTCGTGGAATATCCCTAGAGACTAATACGCAGGAAACGGAAAACAATTCCGTTAAGCATAGAGTCCGAACGTCATTGGACTGCCTACGATGAGAGTGGTAATCAATATGAAACTCTTTATGTATGTACCTATGGCTGCTAACACAACTCAGACTCTTGAGGGAACTGTTGGGGCAGGTATTTCAGTAAACGTTTTGACTACAACGGCCACCATTGGCGAATATGCAGATTACGCTAACTTTAGCTCGCTTTCGTTAGCTACGGCGATTAATTAATCGGTTGCCGTTAAATGGTTCTATATCGGTGAACCTCTGCTTAGCAGACAATACCGAGGAAACTTGAATGAAAGAAAAAAACTAAGGCGTATTTAGCAGGATTGTTCGACTCAGAAGGAGATGTGTCTATTAGTAGACATATTTCTAAAGAGAGAACGTACGTTGTTAAAGGTAAAGAATATACTTACGAAAATTACACTTCATATGGAGTAAGTTTGGCAGTATATAATACATATTTACCTTTAATGAAATATTTAGTTAAGCATTTTGGTGGAACATACCGAATGCTACGAAAGGAAACTGAAGTTAGACAAAATGTGTATGCGTGGAAACCGGATGGTTCTAAACATGCACTAAAAGTTCTAAAATTAGTTTATCCTTATGTTGCAATTAAGAAGAATCAAGTAAATTTATGTATACAATTTTTAGAACTTGAAGGAGAGACAGTTCCAGAAATTAGAAAAAATTTGTATAATGAATGTTTAATTGCAAATTCAAGTTCCGTAACGACTGACACGAACCATATTGTTAAATGGAAAATTAATCTACAAAATGCTTATTTCTCCGCGATTTTTGATGGAGAGGGAACAGCAGCGGTATACCACGGTCCTACTATTTGGATTGCTAATTCAAATAAAAGCCTTCTGGAAACAGCAAAGATTTTATTTAATGCCAATAATGTAACTGGCGGATATAGAAAAAATGCAAAATCAGATAGGTTACCTGAGTATAGAGTTTGCGTTCCTGTAGAGCAAATGGAAAAGTTTATTTTAAGAATACTCCCGTATTCTACAATAAAGCATGAACAACTTCTTTTGGTACTTGAAGCTTTAAGGGGGGTTTCAAAGGAACGGAAGAAGAAAATTCAAGATAAACTTTTTATGATTAAACATCCATTGTCAATAAAGATACAGTCTGGACTCACAAGTGATTGTGAGAATTCTCTAACAGAGATGTTAGAAGATAATAACAATATCACGACAATACTGTAGAAAACGTAGCACGTGAACTTGCATATCGTCTTGGCGAATCGCTGAGCGGCCTTGTTCGCGCAACGGCTGACGGTGCGGCAGCGGTTGATACAAGCGTTCTTACAAAGCTTGCAGCAGGCGCATCACCATCAACCGTATTTACAGCACTGAGTCTTGATCAGATTCGTAATGCTGTGCAGAGTCTTGCAGGTCGTTCAGTTCGTCCGTTTGACGAAGCAAGCAAGACATTTGTAGGTGTAATTCACCCATTTGCTCTGGGCGATGTTCTAGCTGACGCTACTAATAACTCACCTATCGACATCTTGAAGCACACTCCAGTTGGTCTAGCACGTATGGAAGACCTTATTTCTGTTGATTTGACAGAAATGATTGAACTTCCTTCAACTGGTGTTCGTTTCTTCCAGACTAACCAAGTTACAACCACACCTAGCTACAATTCTGGCGCTGGTGCATCAATCTTTACTGCTCTTCGTACCTACATCTTCGGACGTGACGGTATCTTTAGCATTAAGCTTGGAGCACAGGGCGACACAGGCTTTGGCGACGGTGAGTGGAGCAATATTAAGTGTAACGTAGTACAAAATGCTGCACCTAGCGTTGCTGATCCTGAAGGGTTGATCCCCGGATGGACTAGCTATCGTGTACATTTCACGACTTCACTTGGTCCTGATACAACAATCAGAATCCGTGAGATTGACGCTGCAAGCGCAATTAGCTAAGGCTAAGTCTAACTAATTATGTGGGAGAGAGAAATTTCTCCCACATTATGAAATAGGAGAAAAAATGGGAAACGTACAAGAGTCATATCCGGCTCAAACTACAGGTTTAGGTGTAGCGGCTAAAATCTCTGTTGTAGGTAACTTGGCAGGTGGAAGTTCAGTTCCGGGATATAACAATGTTGTTCTATCTAAGACTGGTGCTACATATGCTGGAGTAACCTATCCAGAAACATTCCAGCTTAGTCCTAACATTGAAGATGCCGGTGGAAATGAACTTACGCCGGGCACAGCATATGCTTTGACATCTGTTGCAAGTTCTAGTGGTTCTACTGCGGTGTATACAGGAACAATTGTAGCAGGAGCTAACGCCCTAGTCGGGAAGACATTCGTTGTTGCAGGTTATGTTGCCGCAGCAAACAATGGAACATTCATCTGTACAGCGAATAATGGTTCTACCACAATCACGTTGGAGAATGCAAGTGCTACGTCTGCTACAGCGCAGACAGCAACTGCAACTTCTCAGGAAGTTATTGCAGGTAATGTATACGCTTTAACATCGGCTGCAAATGCTGTTGGTGCTAATACAGTTTACACAGGAACAGTTGTTGCCGCTGCTCACAGTTTGATTGGTGAAACCTTCGTGGTTGCATCTTTCGGGACTGCGGCAGATAATGGCACATTTGTTTGTGTGGATAACAACGGAACTACAACTTTAACCCTTGCAAACGCGAATGGCGCAGCGGAGTCGGCTCAAACAGCGACTGCTACGCAGCAAGTAGCTGTAGGCGAGTATTCACTTACATATGTTGTATATGATTTTAAGACAACTAGCACAGGGACAGACAGCCCCTCAAGCACACCTGAAGCAATTGTATCAGTTAGTGCAAACGGTCTTTTGACTGCTCTTTATCCGGGCGGGAGTGTGGTAGAAGTATCATACCCAACTTTTGATAATGAGTCTGGTGTAACCGGGGCAGCATCAGGAAATCCAATGTATAACTTGCCGAAAGACAAGATTTACGCAGAGGGTTTCGGTAAACCGTATTACCGTAATCGTTCTAATACTGGAGGGGTATTATGATGACACAAAATGATGACGTAGACAATATGGAAGTTCTACGTCATCACAATCGAGCACTGCGCAATGTTAACAAAAGCTTGCGCAGTGGGTCAGAAAAGTTCTCAGGAACATTCAGATGAGTTGTTTTTGGGAACTGTGCAAGTCGGAAAACAGACAGTCAGATTGCGATGGGAAAAAATCAGAGCGTTTGGGCGGGATAGAATGCGGCTCTGGTGATTATAGTTTTATAGTCGATAAGTGCCTACAAGCCTTAAGCGCCATAGACCAAAGCAAATAATCACAGGAAGTTCTTTAGGGAGATAGCATGGGCCGGTGAAGGAACTAACTACTTTAATAAAAAGGGTTGCACAGTATGAGCCGGGTTGTATCTGCGGCTCAGCAAGCAACCGCAAAAACTTGCAGCGGCAAAACAGGGACTTTCTTTGTTAGGTAAACCTAACATTACTCAGGCAGAAGCAGAAAGTTTAGTTGCTTTGTACGTTCAGGCAGAGTAAAAGACGCGGGGCTTCGGCTCCGCGCAAAGTTTTTCATATATATGAAAAAACCATATGATGTGGATTACTGAGTATGGATTAACATATATATGCTTGCGGTCACTTAGCCCGCGCAGGCGGTTGACTGCACTGCTTTATTCCAAGGGGTCGCGGCCTTTATTTTAGAGCAGACACGTTTTTGCAAGCTGGAGGGCTTGATGACAATTACACCAGAAGAAGTCCAGAAGCTACAGGGGGACACGCCTCGACGCTACGGCACCATGGGGACAGCTACAGTGCAGAGTTAGATACTAAGATGACCCCGGAGTTAGCCGCTCAAGTGGCAGAGTACTCCACAAAGTATTACCAAGATGCTCCATCGAGTAATCAGTCTCAGGAGGGTATTGGGCAGAGTTAAAAGAAGGAAATGACGAGAATGCAAAGCAGTATCAGTGGCTGAAAACCGGAAGAGTATGCAGATGTCGAAGCCAGAATCGGTAAGGTAATGACTCATGAGGAGTTCATATATAAACTTAGACGAGCCGGTTTAACATGCTTCTATAAGCAGCATCCACAACCGGACAAAGCTGTTTTGTTTGTGTCGCGCACTGGGATTTTCTGAAGCTGAAGTAGCTTGTTGGGGCACAAATCGGGCAGATGCCTGAATTATCGATTATGAACTTCGATCGGTATGGTATACCACTTGCAGAGAGGGAGACGTGGTTGGCGTACTTGCCTTCTACAGCTAATGTTGAAAGAAATGATTACAGAGGAGATGGCAAATCGTATATTTGGGTAAACCTCGTAGCGATGCGGCGTTTGATAGGTATAATGCAACGGTACAGGAGATTAGGAAGATTCACACCGGTGTACAGTAATAGATAGAAAAATAGGAGAGGAGACTATGACAAATTTGAATGATATTGCGGGAGATGTTTCTACACATTCGGCAGAGACACCAAAGCCTAGCAAGAAAATTGATGCTTTGGATGCGGAACTTAAACAACTTGCATTGGAAAATGCAAAGCTTGAACTTCAGGAGAAAACACTTAATTTACAAGACCTTCAAGAGCGCCTTGCTGAGCGTGGGATGAAGCGTGAAAACAGGCTTCAGCGAAGTGTTATCAATGGTCAAACATTGAAGCAGCTTTCCGCAATCGACAAAGCAACACAGAACCGCTGTAACCACAAGAAAGGCGGAAATGGTGCTCAGGGGTGTTGTAGGCGGAAAGGGGGGATGACTCTCAGTACGCCGTACTAAAGCATACGTTTGCTAATGGGGGATATGTGGGGTTCGCTGTTTACGTTGCGGCAAGACTTGGAAGCCTCCTGTCAGACGCGCTTATAAGACTGACGAAGCCTATAAGGGGAGCATGGGGCAGTATATGAGGGAAGCTAAGGAATTTCAGACAAGAAATACACCTTCAAGTGCATATTTGGTTCCGCTACTCGGATAATGGAGAGTTTTATAGGGAAGCCACAGAAGCTACAACATTGAAATAATAAGGGATCAAACATGGCATCAATAGTTCAAATACCTTTTGTAACTAGCGCAGGCGGGAACTTCACCTTACCACACACTTTAGGTGTAGTTCCCGGTTCCGTTGTTTTTTGAGTTAACCAGTGTAGGAAGTGTTTGGTTTCAGCCCACACGTTTTGACGCAAACAATCTTTATTTGATAGCATCAGGTGCAGGGAGTAACAGGTTATGCTATTGTTTATGCCAGCGGAAGTCCATTTCTTTCTTCATCTGTTTTTGGAAATTCAACAATCCAGCTTCAAGAAGTTGTAGATGATGCATCTACTTTAGGAGATGTAGCCCCCGCCCTTGCGACGGGTGGATTTTCTATGTCACCAGCATTATCTATTGCCAATGATGTTATGCAGGGCAATTATCAATGGTGGAAATGCAGGTCAAGCATATAACTGGAAGTGGAAATCGTTATAATCTTCCTACATTCCCAGTAAACAGTGTGCAGCAAGACTACTTTATCCCGAATTTGTTTAATATTGGGTTGGGCTTGAGAGTGCATGGATGGGTAGATATTAACCAGACATCGGTTCCTAAGCAGAGATTTCCAATTGAGATCGACAGGGACTTGTTGGTAACTAATAACCAAGGTGGATATACGGCCAAGGTTTCGTGGTTGCCGAACAGTATGTTGATGACAGGAACATGGGGGAGCAGCGCCACAAGGACCAACAGCAGGAAATCCAAGCGGTCAGATTACTGTATCCGGTCCCAGTATGAGCGGGCAGCAGAATCCGGGTCCGGGTGTAATATATACTAATCCTCTTGGAACTTTGCTTACTCCATATAATGCTACGACTGCAATACAAGACCCCAATGGAAACTTATGGTGTCTTACAACATATGGAATTTGTGGGGAGTGTGGAACCAACGTGGCCTGCCAGTCCTACATATCCTACTTTGCGTAATCCAAATTTGCTTTCAACAACGGTAACCGATGGAGGGTTGTGTTTGGGACAGCAATTAATCCGGTTGGGTCAAGGGTATCAGGGGTTAGTCCTACCCCTCCTCAGTCTGGGGGTAGTATGGGTAATACAAGTTGTTGGGCAAATGGTTGCCCCCAGATTCACCAATCTTACACAATATTTGAACCCTCTGCCCGATAATTTTGAGTGGGGCTTTCAAAAGTGGGGTTGTTCGCACAATGTTATAGACGAAATCCCGATCCCAAAGTTAGAGCCAGATTTGCTCAAGAGCAGCAACTATGGCTGGAGTCCTTAGATAAGGCTGTTAGACAGGCAGATAGGGGAACCGGATGATTTCGGATTTTATCCGGGAAATGTAGGGGGTTATGGACACAGGTTTTGGGAATCAATCAGATTACACCCTCACTTCCGTTTGGACCATGGAGTTAGTAATTTAGTATAAAAACTACGGGAGACGTCTTGGCATTTCGCCCGTCTCCCATTTTTATTTTTTAGTTGCACGGAGAGGTTATGGGCACTGAGTTCTATAAAATTGATACAGACGCTTGAATGGGCAAAAACGCTTTATCTCACAGCGTCCTACAGCATTAGGAAATTTCAATGAGCCTGCTGTTAGCAGTGCTAATACAGTTCTTCAGACCATTGTTAGTCCTCCATTCTCGTGGCCGTGGAACCGTGCAGTAACCGGGTTTGTTTGTGTTCCGGGACAGCAGGATTATACCCTGTTTAACTGGCAAGTTGCTACTAATGTATCAGCAGGAACTGTTACAGTGGACAGCAACGGTAATTCACAGATTGTGACCACTGGTGGAGTTACGGGAAGCACTGCTCCAACGTGGAACCCAACCACAGGACAAGTTACGAACGATGGATCAACCGTGGTTTGGATGAATTCTGGTCCAATCGGTTTGTCCGGGGGGGTCTACAACTTATAATTTTGGTTGGATCGAGACGGCATCCATAAAAGCGACTAATCCGAATACTTCAGCCCAAGAGTGGAAGGAGATCGAAGTTAAGTTGTGTCTTTCCGCTGAATCTGCGAAATCCAGACCACACGATATTTCGGCACAACTATTTGACTCATTGGGGAACGTAACTTTCAGACTTATGCCTTGCCCAGATCAGGCATACCCAGTGTCCATCACTAATTTCAGCAGAAGCCAACATTAATCACAAGTCTTAATGGAACATGGGCACCAATTCCAGACTCGTATTCCCATATATATAATTGGGGAATGCTGAGTCTTTTATTTTTGTTCACAGACGATCCCCGCGCTCAGATGGCAGAGCAGAAATTTTTTAGCACATATTTTGAGTTCTAGCCAAGGTTTAACTCAGACACAGTTTAATATTTTCCTGTCTCAATGGCAGACGGTCACAGGGTATGCAGCAGACGCTTCCGGCGTCTAACCAGCAAGGAATTCAAGGGCGAGGGAGTGTATAATGTCGCAGGCATCTTTAACTGTCAATACGTTCATAACACCTGATGGAAGTCCTGTTTCTAATGGGTTTATTCTTATTAGGCTGAGCCAAGATGGGTCTGCATCTGGAGAGCAGATTACAACCCAATTTGTTAGTATTCCTTTGGATGTGAATGGAACTATTATTGGAAGCCCTGTGTTTTGGGTGAATGCATACATTAGTCCTTCGGGAACGTATTATATACAGTCGGTTTATTCTGCCACGGGGACAGTGTGTCTCTGGTCCTAATAGAATTACGGTTTAAGATTATTGGAGAGATAATGAACTGGAAAAAAATGGTTAGTATCAGTTTGGAGCGAAGCGGACGGGACAGGGAGAGTACTCTGCGTTGATACCACTGCTT